TTAGCTTTGCGTCTTAATGCCTGCGGCTTTTTCTAGCTCTGATAATCGAGCTTCCGCCAAGCCTAATCTGGCTAAGATTTCGGAATTTTCTGACGTGCTCTTTTTCATCGTTATGCCAGTTAAAAGCCAATTGATATCCATTGAGTATTTATTAGCCATATAGATTAGAATCTCAGGATTTGGAAAGCGATGCCCGTTTTCTATCCTGGACATTACTACCGCATTGCCGACTTCTTTCAGATCTTCTTGAGTGATTCCTTTTTCTTTTCTGAATTGTTTAAATCTTTGACCGATCAAAGCTAAATTACTATCTCTATTTTCAGTCTGTGTAGCCATATATCTTTATTTTATTATTTAGATTTTTATGTAAAACTTCGAAACAATTGTTACCTAACCATAGGTAGGTCGAGCAACGGCCAACTTGCTTTAAAGTTGACTTGAAATATAAATTACTTAAAAACGACTGGTCGAAAAGATCATAAATGAAATCTGTCACTTCTCGCACCAGGTTCTCATCTTCATCTTGATAATTTATGTTTACACACATTGCTACCTTACTTAAGATCCTTGCCCTGTTGGTGCCAAAGCTATTCATCTCGATCAGTTTAAGCCGTAAATTTTTAGGTTTTGGCTTAATATGTATTCCGCCGGCTAATATTCCATTTTCTGACAAAGAACTTTCAAGAATATGTTTCTTTATAATTTTGAAAACCTTCAGTTCAGCAGGGGAGTAGTCGGCATTATAAGGCATTACCGGAGCTCCCTTTTTATAACATTATAAATTTGCTCGATTTCGTCCATGAATACCTGGATATCCGGGTACTTGTCTTTATCAGGATTTAGCGATCGTAAAATCAGTTGCCCTGTTTCTAGATCCTGGTGAGCGATCTGTTTTGCGACGATACCTTCAGTTCGGTGTACAAAGATCCAATTAGGCCATTGATGATTATGAAGCTTACTTTTCCATAGCTCACGTTTTACTTCTCTTCCTGTAGCAATGGTCCCATCAGGCATGGCCTCTTTAACATCTCCATTATCCATGCTGTGGCCACTGATCTCAAATGATCTGTATTTTCCTCGAACGTACTTATCAACGGTTATATAATGTTTCGGCAACTCTTCTATAAATTCTTTATCGGCATATCCAGTTAAATATCCAGCTTGTGCATAGACAGGTACTAGTTCCGTCCCCATGCGGTAACGACCTGGTGAAATTTCTGTGAATTTTTGATCCCCATCTTCATCATAAATTTCCGGGTTCCCAATATCCTTTGCGTTTGAAATTGATTTAGTATTTGAACCCGTTCCAAAAACCTCCTCTTCTGTGGTTGAGAATTTTGTAAGTATATTGTTTACTGTTTCTCTTTCTAACGATTGAGATTTAAAATATTGGTACACGGTCTGTCTGCTAACACCCAATGTTTCTCCTGCTTTTCCCGCGCCAATACCTTTAAGTTTTAAAAATCTTTGAAATTTTTCTCCCTTATAATCAGGCATATACAATAAAATAAATAAATGTAAGTAATTTACATATTGACAGTGTAAATATTATATTTACATTTGTACCATACGAACAAAACAAAGGTAATACAATAGTTTAAAACAGGCAATCCCAAAATAGTACCAAATGAGTAAACAGCGAATTATAGGAGGGATGATCGACAAAACAGTCGAAATATTTGAAGACATCGAAACGCGTATTCTTTACTGTAGTCATGATATGCGTCAAACCATGTGGCCGAATTTTCCGAGTAATGTAATGGAAATGATTAAGCAAGATATGCTTAACAATCCTAAAAAATTGGAACATCTGGCGAAGTGGCCAAACCTTAGACAGGACCAACAGATAAAGCAATACACACTTTGCAACTTCGGTGGCCTTGACGATTCACCCGATTTCGACGAAGACGGAACGGTTCATAGATCGGAGTTTTATGACTGTGGACGGCGAGGTGTCTGCAAATTTGAAGGCAAAATTTGTGATTCTATTCAGGTTAAGAATGGATATCTAACCAAAGCAGAGCTTGAAGTTCTCAGATATATCCGTCTTCCTGATAAATCGATCGCTGAAAAGCTAAACCGGTCACCAGAAACCATTTCCACCCATTTGCAAAATATTCGTGAGAAAACTGGACAATCCGATAAGTTGAACTTGGCCTTGTTTGCCGCAGCAAAAGGAATAACACTTTACAAACCAAATAAAAAATAAATAATGGAATTACATACGATCATCAAAATAGAAAAGCAACCCACAGTAACAGACCATATTGAAGAGATGACTGGTGGAGATGTTAAAAGATTTCATTTGCAGCATATTAAAGCGGTCCGTGAAGCTTGCGGCCGTAAAATGAAAATAGATAAACCGCACATGAGGTATACTACAGTTGTAAATGCTGTTGCCGGTTTCATCGAGGTAAAGGCAGAGTTGAAAACAAATGGAGGTGAGAATGAACAGATTCAAAACAATTAGCATCGTTGAACCTGAGTTAATCTCCCTTCTCCAGGAGTCAGCGGAACTCGGTGCGACCAGAGCACTAATTTCTGTAGGTAAAATGTCTCAGTTTATTTCAAACCAAGAAGCCTACAGAAGAATTGGAAGCCGAAGAAAAGTAGATCGATGGATTCAAGAGGGAGTTCTTAATGTGACGGAAGCAGGAATCGATGTAACTCGATTAAACGCCATAGCGGCGAGCGCTAATCTGGCAACATACGTACACACCAAAGGGAAAAAAGCATGAATTTCTTAGCGAGTACTCTAGAAGATCTAGGATTTTCTAGATATGAATGGAGCGATGAAGAGGTTGGAACGGTGATCGATCACAAGTTTGAAAACGAAAATTTTGCAATTGAAATTACAAACCTTCAAACTGTTGAAATCACGACTAAAGGCCAATATGTCGAGCTTCCAAGTATCAATAACGATCAAAAATTGGAACAATTAATAAGTCTATTAACAAAATAAATCTATTCAAAAATGAATATCCTAATCAAAACAATTTCAATCATCAATTTTAAAGGTGTCAAGAATTTTAAAATTGATTTCGCAGAGGTGACGAACATCTTTGGCGCCAACGCTACAGGCAAGACAACAATCTTTGATGCTTTCCTATGGTTACTTTTCGGTAAAGACTCAAACGATCGGAAAGATTTTAATATCAAGCCGCTTGATATGGAAGGTCAAAAAACCGATAAATTAGAGAATGAAGTCTCAGCTATCATCGTAGTTGATGGAGAAGAAATTAGTATCCGTCATATCCATCGCGAGAAATGGACCAAAAAGAGAGGAGAAGCTATTGCGGAGTTTACCGGAAACGAACACCTTTATTACTGGAACGAGGTCCCTTTGCAAGCTGGAGAGTTTCAAGCTAAAGTAAACGGTCTATTGGACGAGAAGGTTTTCAAGCTAATTACAAATCCCCTTTACTTTAATTCAATGCCTTGGCAGGATCAACGTACAGCACTTTCTAGTATTGTTGGGGAAATTACAGACGATTTCCTGTCAGCCAAATATCCTGAGCTAAAGGTGTTGTTGGAAAATCTGTCGGGAAAATCATTGAAAGAATTCAAAGCTAAAGTTGCATCCGACAAAAAGCTATTGAAGGATAATATTGAACAAATCCCCGGACGTATTGACGAGCTTGAGCGCTCAAAACCTGAATTGGTAAGTGAAGATGGTATTAACGAGCGTATTACTGAATTACAATCGAAATACGATTTATTGGATCAGCAGATCACAGACCGGAATGAAGCTTATAACGCAGCCAATGCCCAAATCAATAAATCTATTCTTGATAATCAAAACGCAATACATCAGGCTAAGATTGAGAAGCAAAATATCGAAGCCAATCATAAAGCGGCTTATAATTCAGAATTGAACAATAGCCAGTCTGGTATAAATGAAGCGAAGTCCCGGGTTACAACTTTAGAGTCTCAGCTTTCCGTCCAAAATCAACAATTAGACTCATTGGTTAAAACACATTTCGACCATCTAAAAAGGCTTGAAAAAGATAAAGAAGATATTCAGTCGAGAATGGATTCATTGCGTGAGCTGTTCAAGTCAGTAAATGGTCGTGAATTAAATGAAAATGAGACTTGTTGCGCGGGATGTGGAAGAGAGTTCGAACCTGAGAAAATTGAAGAGGTAAAAGCCGCCTTCGTTTTACGCAAGAAAAATGAACTTGCTGGAATTAATGTCCAGGGGCAGGGTCTGAAAAAGGATCTTGAGAGAAGAGATGAAGAAGGCCGGACCGCTATCGAACAATTTGAATTAACTAAAAACGCTTTGGATAATTCGATAGCCACTATTCAAAATTCTTTGGCTGAGGCGAGATCAAAATTGGAAGCATTTCAAGGAACCACTACGACAACGATTGATTCCGTGGAAAGTCGTCTTGCAAACGATCAATTATATCAGAATGTAATTTCAAAAATATCAACACTTGAAAGTCAACAATTCGAAAAGCCTGAAAACATTGATTTGGGAGAACTAAGAGTGCAAAAAGCTACCATTAACGCTGAAATCGACTCGCTAAAACGTCAATTAACTGTTGGCGATCAAATTGATCGCGCAAATGCCCGTATCAAAGAGTTAATGGAACAAGAACGCGGATGGTCCCAACAATTGGCTGATCTTGAAAAACTGGAATTTTCTGCCGAGAAATACGAAAAAGCTAAAGCCGAAGAGTTGGAAGCGCGTGTCAATGGACTCTTCAAATATGCGAAATTTACCTTATTCAGTAAGCTTAATAATGGTGGCGAGGAACCTACTTGTAAAGCGACATTCAACGGGGTACCATTTTCGGACTTAAACACAGCGGGAAAGATCCTGGTCGGCATTGATATCATCAATACACTTTCAGCTCATTACAAGGTAACAGCTCCGGTATTCCTGGACAATAGAGAGTCTATTTCAGTTATTCCAGAAACAGCTGCGCAGGTAGTAAACTTGATCGTGTCACCATTCTCAAAACTGAACGTTGGATTGCCTATGTATAGCCCTGAATTCCTTGCCGAATTCGAAAGGTATAAAGAAGAAACAGGCAATTCTTTTGAAGCATTTATCGATCGGAAATTAAGCGAACGCGCTGCCTAATGGCTAATAAATCTGTTGCACCACTTCAATCATTTGGATTGATATCATGTGAGGAATGCATTTATAAATTAAATGATAATGGAGTATTGATGTGGTGCAACAAATCGAAAATGCCTAGACCTACCAAACCTTTAAAACACTGTATATACAAAATCATAAAAGAAAATAAAGATGTCAAATAACAATCAAACACCGGCAACAACAAATAGTAATTCAGAAGTTGCCGTAGCACAACCAACTCAATCGGAAAGATTCACTCAGGCAGTAATGAAGGAATTCTCAGCAACTGCAGGTGGCATTCAGTTGACTTCCTTCCAAAAGAAACTTATCCAAAATTACTTCATTAAACTGGATATGACTCTGAAAGAGAACGAACTTAAGAGACTCGGAAAATCTGAGCAGTATCGCGATCCTATTGAGTTTGCTTGGAAAAACGTTAACATGGCCCAACTTGCCCTTGACGTTGTTGCTTATTCTAGTATAGGGATGGATCCTCTCCAAGATAATCAGGTTAACCTTATCCCTTACAAGAATAATAAGACTGGTCAGTTCGATATAGGTTTCATTATTGGATATGAGGGGATGCAAATAAAGGCTACAAAGTATGGTTTCAATATGCCTGACGATGTTATTGTTGAACTTGTTTATTCAAATGATGTTTTCAAGTCATACAAAAAGAACAAGGATAACACCGTAGAATCTTATGATTTTGATATCGTAAACGACTTTGATCGCGGAGAGGTTATCGGTGGATTTTATTATCACGTTTACCATAATGAACCGGAAAAGAATCGCTTGAAGGTTATGACGATGAAGGACATCGAGAAGCGTATTCCCAAATCGGCAGCTGCTGAGTTCTGGGGTGGAGAAAAGGCAAAGTGGGAGAACGGTAAAAAAGTGGGTACTGAGCATATTGAGGGATGGAGAGAGGAGATGATCGAAAAGACAATTAAGCGAGCAGCATATGGCGCTATTGCGATCGACTCTGAGAAGATCGATGATCACCTGGTAAAAATGATGCAAACCGAATCTCTTTCCCTTACGGGAAGTGACCAAACTTTACTGCAGGTTAAATCTGAGATTGCCAATAATGCTAATAAGCAAGAATTGGGTTTCTCCGATAATCAGGTAATTGATATCCCTCATACGGAAGAAAAGAAGTCTGATCCTATTCCTGCGAATCCCCCGGCGAGTGCTATTCAGCCGAACGAAAATCCGCAAGATGATGAACACGTTGCAATTGGCTTCTAATGAAATTACACATTATCAATAGTAATAGTGAGGGTAATTGCTACCTATTTACCGACAATGAGAGGAAAACTCTCATTGTCGAAGTAGGTGTCAAGTTTGATGAAGTGAAAAAGGCTTTGAATTTCGATCTGTCAAATGTTGTGGGCTGTTTGGTTACGCATGAGCATGGTGATCATTGCAAAGGCGCTGAGAATGCTTCAAAATATGGTTTGGATATATACGCATCTGCCGGCACAATAGAAGCTCTAAAGTTCCAGAGCTACCGTCTTAAGCCGATCAAAAAAGGAGTTAAATTTTCTGTGGGGCCTTTCGATATTCTTGGATTTGATGTTCATCACGATGTTAATGAACCGTTGGGTTTCTTGATCCGTCATCCGGAAATGGGTACAACGTTGTTCCTTACAGATACAATCTATTGTGACTATAAGTTCCCAGGCCTTACGAACGTATTGATTGAAGCGAATTATTCTCAAAACATCATTGACGATAAGTTGAGAGACCAATCCTTCTTGAGGAATAGAGTATTGAAGTCACACATGAGCGTTGAAACAGCTATCAAGACGCTAAAAGCTAATGATCTGACCAAAGTAAACAATATTGTTTTGATTCACTTGTCGGATCGAAATAGCGATTCCCGATTATTTAAGCAGATCATCGAAGAACATACTTTGAAAACCGTCACTATTGCTACCAAAGGATTAATCATTGAAAATTTTAACGATACACCATTTTAAATATGGAAAACACAGAATACAACCACGATTTAGCTGTAAAAGCTCAGAAAGAATTGGCTGATAAAAACAATCATCCTCATTTTGCTCCAAAAAGCGGCTATTGTTATAGCTGCGGAAAATCTATTTACACTGCTATAGAACGTGGCTCTTTTAAATCTGGAATCACTTTGGAAAGAGCGAAAAAAGAATTAGTCACCGGCTGTCCACATTGCCATAGGTCATATTGTGATTAGTGTCAAAAGAATAATTTTTAAATATTTCAACTTATCCATGTGGATAAGTTGAAATAAGTTTCTACATTTGAAGTGTTAGTCAATTGCGACGTCTCACTTTAGCGCAATTCAAAGAAATTATAGCCCTTATTGGGATGAACCGGAAGTGAGACGCTGGGGATTCCTGATAAGGGCTTTTTTAATAACCATGCACAATTATCAAAAATTACTCAGGATCCACAACAGAATTGAATCGGCCAGTAAAACATTAAACGAGCCAGAGTTCAGCAGCGATTATAAATCCGGATTCGAGCACGCTGTTAAGCTCTTCAATGTAGCTATGAACAAAGAATTCAGTGAAACTATTCGTGTTGAATTCAATAAGCACCATGAGCTTAGGGAGCAAAAGAAGGAAAATGAAAAACTCGCTAATAAGATCTACAACCAGAAGCGGTATATCGCCCACCTTGTAGAGGAAAATAGCAAGTTCAAAAGCATCACGCTCCCAAGGTCCAAACGGAATAAGATTATCCGTTCCATTGCTGAAATGACCGGATCAACTTATGAAGAGATCAGAGATATGTTCAAAGGTGTTGTACAAATTAATGAATCGAAATAATGACTAGGAAACAATTAGAAGGGATCTGTCGGTTCGTGTTAACGTTCGAATCGAATATGCCGATTGAAGAAGTGAATAAGCAATTTGGTTTAGAACTGAGTGATGCTGATTCCCATGTGAAAGCTCTGACATCTTATCTTGAAAAGAATAAAATTCAGTTGGATGGTGAAAATGAAGTAAAGGAGATCAAATCATGAAAGCATTAAGCATAAAACAACCATGGGCAAGCCTTATTGCTCATGGTATAAAGGATATTGAAAATAGAACCTGGGCGACTAAGCACCGCGGCACGATTTACATCCATGCGAGTGGTAAGCCATCATTCAATAACCTAACTCTGAATTTGACACATGATCAGATAGATCAAATGGTATTGGGAGATTTTTGTCAACTAGATTCTAGAAGTATTGCTTATCCAAAATCAGCTATTATTGGAACCGTTGATATCGTTGACTGTGTTATCAATCACCGTAGCATTTGGGCTGAAGCTACTGAGACATCAGCAGGGCATGCGATAGATCATATAGTCTACAATTGGGTATTAGCGAATCCAGTATTGTTTGACAAGCCTATTTTGAATGTAAAAGGCAAATTGTCACTGTGGGAGTTTGACGGGAAGGAGTCGAACTCATGAGTGCTACACTAATTTCAGAAAACACATTCACCGCTAAGAAAAAGCATTTATGCGACCTATGCGGCCAGCATATCCAAGTTGGCGAAAAATATAAACGTCAATTCTGTGTTGATGGTCATGCCTATGCTTTTAAAATGCATTTGGTATGTGAGGATATCGCAAAGGTTTACAGCAAAGAATATGATTCGGATGGCGAAGGTTATGATCACAACTGTTTTTCACACGACGTATTCGAGCACTTCGAGGTAGTAGTCGACTTCAAAAGTGATGGCTTAAAATACCAAGAAGCCTTAAAATTATTCAAACAAAATTGGATCGAAGGAAAGGAGACCAACGGAAATGGATAGCCAAAAACCTCTACAATGGATCAATAACCACTATGGCCTAAATGCCCAAATCGGACAGGACATATTGCATGGCAACCGTAAAGGAACGATCTCAAAAGATATGGGAAATTATATCGGTGTGGTTTTCCATGACGACACTGATAACACCTACCCATGTCATCCGACCAGTGGAATTACCTATTTAGAATCACGAACTGACTTGTCAAAATTCAAAAAGAAAAACTGGCGTTCAAAACAAAGATATCGTGATTATTTGGAAGCTTCAGAATGGTATGGCGGGACATTCTTCGATTATTTGAAGGATGAGAAATTAATCAAGAGCGGTAAATATTTTGATTAGTTATGGAAAAGCTTATTAAAATCGGAGCGATCCTATATCTTCCTGTTTTTTTGATAGGCCTATTTTTAATAGGTATAGCGATCTTATTTATGACGATTGGTCTATTTCTTACCCTTGAGTTTGATAAGGCAAAGAGAGGGTTTTATTTTATGCAACGCACAGTTTTGAGAAGGAGATAATAATGGCAAAAGAATCATTCTATTTCAGCCATGACTATGGGTCTAGGAACGATCCTAAATTGGTCAAAGTATTGATGAAATTAAAGCAAGAGGGGAAAGGTGTATACTGGGACCTAATTGAAATGTTATACGAACAAGGAGGGTACCTTATGCTTTCGGATTGCGATAGCTATGCGTTCGCATTGCGAACAAGTGAAGAGTGCATTAATAGTTTGATAAATGACTTCGGATTATTTGAAAATGATGGTCAGAGGTTCTGGTCAGAATCAGTTTTAAGGAGGATGAATCAGCGAAATGCAAAGTCTGAGAAGGCAAAGGAAAGTGCCCTTAAAAGATGGAATAAGCCCGATCCTAATGCGAACGCATCAAAAAAATATGCGAACGCATTACCAACGCAAAGCAACAGCAATGCTATAAAGGAAAGGAAAGAAAAAGAAATAAAAGAAGAAATAGATAAAGAAGAAAATTCTTCTCCTTCTTCTGCTCCGCTTCCTGTTTTCAAAAAAGGATTTGATTCGATGGAGGAGGTAAAAGATTCTATCATCAATGATGAAAATTCTTTGATGGATATTGGAGCAGTTGCAAAGGTTCCAGATCCAAAAGATGTGAAGACTCGAATTGAGGAATTCTTTACTTTCCAGAAAGCAATTGATAAATTCCATACAGACCGATCTGAATTCAAAAAGCATTTCTTCTCCTGGTATGCGAAGAAGTATCCAAACACGGGAACAGGATCGCATTTGGTCCATTCAACAGCGACGTTGACTGATTCTTCTAATCCTCCGGATAATTCGGGGAAATGGTTATGGCTAAACAACGGTTGGAGGGATACGACGAAATTCACTGATTATCAAAAACAGAAACACGGATTGAAATGAAAAGCAAAATTGAGGGAAAATTACCACCGCAGGCAGTGGACTTGGAAGAAGCCATATTGGGTGCATGTATCAGTGAAACTAATGCTTTCATGTTCATCGCAGATATCCTAAGACCTGAAATGTTCTATCGGGAATCGCATCAGATCATTTTCAAAGCATGTCAGGAAATTTCTGTTTCGGGAAGTCCATTGGATTTGATGACGCTTATGGCGAAACTTCGGAAGGATGGCAATTTCGAAAGAGTGGGAGGTATTTATTTCCTTACAGGGCTTACGGATCGAGTTGTGTCTTCGGTAAACATGGAATATCACTCGCGAATTATTGCACAAAAATTCATGCAACGCGAACTTATCAAAGTTTCTCATGATACGATTGACAAGTGCTATGATGAAACGAATGATATTTTTGATATCCTTTCAAGCTATGAGACCAAGAGGGACGATTTGGTAAATCATGTGACGACAAAAAAAGAGGTAAAACAGGCCGATGCTCTGGAAGAATTATTCTCCGAGATGATTAGGAAAGCTGATTTGGGAATTCAAGATGTGACTGGAGTAAATACCGGTTTTCAAAACATCAACGAAGCTACTGGTGGCTGGCAATGTTCAGATTTGATAATCATCGCAGCGAGGCCGGCTATGGGAAAAACGGCTTTTGTCCTGAAGCAAGCAGTAAACGCAGCAAAGTCGGGGAAACCAGTGGCAATATTTTCTTTGGAGATGTCGAAAAGTCAATTGCTGGAACGGATGATATCCTTTGAGACGGAAATTGATTTGACTAAAATCAAAAAATTAAATCTTGCAGACCATGAATGGCATAAGCTTCATTCGAGAAAGGATCAGCTGAAGTCTTTGCCAATTCATTGGGATGATACGCCTGGGTTAACATTGGTCGAGCTATCTGCCAAAGCGAAAAGGATGAAGCGGTTGTATGGAGTTGAAATGATTGTGATCGATTATTTGCAACTTATCTCTGTTCCCGGGAAATCTCGGTTGGATGAAATCAGCACGATATCCCGCGGCCTCAAGATTCTTGCAAAAGAATTGAATATTCCCGTTTTGGCTCTTTCGCAGCTTAGCCGCGCAGTAGAATCACGACCAGGGAACAGCAAACGTCCTATGCTTTCAGATTTACGGGAATCAGGATCGATTGAGCAAGACGCGGATATAGTCGGCTTCTTGTACCGTCCCGAATATTACGGAATCACGGAAGATGAGGAAGGAAGATCAACTGCCGGTATTGCTGAATTCATTATCGCCAAGAATCGCAATGGATCGGTTACAACTTGCGAAATGGGCTTTGTCGGCCGAACAACTAATTTCAAAGAGCTTGAAGACGATTTTCAGCCAAGCGGGATGATTACCGACTTCTCATTTGTCGATAAACCAGATCCGCTTCCAAGTAACGACATGTCAAAGTACGCGAATTGGGATAGTCCGATGTTGCCCGATGACGGACCTTTTTGATTTTTCAAAACTTATACATTTGGATAAATAAAAATAAGTTTATAGTTTTGTTTCCATGGATAAGATGGTTTTGAAATTGGTTATGAAGAATAATCCTGAGATTGATTTTGAAGGGTACCGAAAGGCGTTAGAGCCCAGGTCACTTGATCTATCAATAGTCGATCAAATCTTCAAAGATATCCAACCATCAACCAAGAAAGCCAATTCTGAACTTGTTTTCACTGCTGCGATTCTTCTCTTATTTTCCCCTAAAGCTATTCTGCTTTCGGAAAAGTCCGAGTATGGAGTTGCCCAGATTATTCAAGAAAAGCTTTGTTTGAAACGTCATCAGCAATCATCTTACCGGATTAAAGTTGCCCGTGAACTGTATGAAGTTGATAAGGTGTTTAAACATATAGTTGACCAAGTAGTCGAAGGGAGGAGCTCATGAGTGAGGAGAACAAATCTAGGTTAACCCCTAAGCAACAGTTGTTTGTAGACAATTATCTAATCCACTTCAATGCTACTAGAGCTGCTGTTCAAGCAGGGTACAGTGAGAAGACGGCCTATTCGATTGGTAATGAGAACTTGAAGAAACCTGAAATTTCGACACTCATTGACGCGCGTCTAAAAGAATCTCGGATGGACTCGGACCAGGTGATGAAGATGATGAAGGACATTGCCGGCTCGAACATCAACGATTACATGAAGATTGTTCAGCGTGAGAGAACGAAGCTTGTTCCAAAGTCACTTCATTTGTTGATCCAACGAAAGAAGCTTGATATCAAACGACACGCCATGTACCTTGACCGTAAAGGGCTAACCGATGATTTACGTGACAAGTATATCGAGCAAAATATTCTCCCTTTGGAAGATTCTATTCTTCGCGCAGAGATTGATTTGGAATTGGATCCTACCGCAACATTCGATGATAGTGAAGTTGAAACCTATGAATCAGTAGAGATCGATCTAGTGAAGCTTGCTAAGGATAAAGAGGGAGGTAGGATTAAATCATTTGAATGGAAAGAGTTTGGCCCTAAAGTCGAAATGTACGCTGTTGATGGAATGCTTGATAAGCTTGCCCGAGTCAATGGTATGTATTCGGAAACGCTTGTCGTGGACGATAAAAATAAAATCGATCCGGATTCTCTGAGTGATGATACGATTCGTGAACTAATGAACGCTAGAAAATCTCAATAGATGAACGAAGTCCATGCTATATTGTCCAATCTTGATGTTAGGCAACTTCAAGGAATATCCTTCAAACGAGGGATATTTGACTTTATAGTCGAAACACCCAAGGGACGACATGAAAAGCAGGAAGAGGCGCTAAGAATCCTAACGGATAACGAAACTGAAGAATTTCTTTACGGTGGTGCCGCCGGTGGCGCAAAGTCTTGGACTGGATGCTGCTGGTTGATGTTCCAATGTTGGAATTATCCTGGAACTCGTTGGTTTATCGGTCGTGAAGAGCTCAAACGTATCACTGAATCAACATTAATCACCTTCTTTAAAGTTGCAATGGCCTATGGCCTACGAAATGGTGTTGATTTCAAATACAACGGTCAAAAGAACTTTATCCAATTCAAGAACGGTAGCCGCATAGATCTATTGGAATTGAAATTCCTTCCCCGAGATCCAGTCTACGAACGCTTTGGATCAACTGAATATACTGGTGGATGGATTGAAGAGGGGGGAGAGATTGATTTTGGTGCCTATGATGTCCTTAAAACTCGTATTGGACGGCAGTACAACGAAAGATACAATTTAATCGGCAAGCTTTTCATCACGTGTAATCCTAAGAAGAACTGGATGTACAAAACGTTCTATCTTCCAAATAAAAAGGGAACCTTACCGCCGATAATGAAGTACTTGGCAGCCTTTGTTCAGGACAATCCTCACATTGATAAAGGATATGTCCAAAGGCTGAAGAGGACCAAAGACAAAGCAAAGAAAGAACGTTTATTACATGGTAACTGGGAATATGATGATGATCCAAATGTAATGTGTAAGTATGATGACATTATCGCCATGTTCACCAATACCCATATCTGGACGCAATATAATTCTATGGTTGAAAAACCAAAATGGTATATCACTGCGGATATTGCCCGATTCGGTTCTGATAAAGCCCGTATAGGTGTTTGGTGGGGTTGGATCTTAATGGAATGTCATTCCTTCGAGATGTCATCCACTTTGGATATCCAGGCATGTATCAACGCCATGCGAGCTAAATGGAGTATTCCTGCTCATCACTGTATTGCTGATGAGGATGGTGTTGGTGGCGGAACCGTGGATGTATGTGGCATCCTTGGCTTTGTGAATAATGCTTCTGCTATTATCACTGATGAAGCTAAAGAAAATGAAAATAGGTTCTACGGGGATAGCCGCGATGATCTTCCACAAAAAGAGAATTACCAAAATCTTCAAACTCAATGTGCATATCTCTTAGCGGATGATATCTCTGGGCATCAAATACTACTTAAATGCATTGAATCGGAGTCTGAGCAGCAAGAGATACAAGAGGAATTCTCCTGGTTGAAAACGTATAAATCTGATGATGAGAACAAGCTTAGAATACTTCCTAAAAAAGAAGTCAAGAAAGAGATCGGGCGATCACCGGATTGGCGCGATTTAATATTGATGAGAAAATACTTCGATTTAGTTTCAGTTGAAGAGGAGACCAACGATGAAGTATTCGATTTATTTTAAAACTAACCATTAACAATACTAAAATGGCAAAAGAAAAAAGCACAACCGTATCTATTCAACCTGCTGTTCTTCCAGCTTTGGTGGACGCTATTGGTACAAGTTTAGCTCCAGTCTATGACAGAGCAGCTGCAGAGTATGATGTTACTCAGCATGAAATATTCGATGAAAATATTCGTCCTAAGAAAAGGGTAAAGCGTGTTGTCAAGGATGGTGACGGGAATCCTATTCTAAAAAATGGACAAACTCAATATAAAACTGAACGTATAGAAGTTAACCGCATCGGTATTCCTCTGCAAAAGTTGATCGTTAAACGTCGTGTTTCTTTTATGAACGTTGGTAAGATGCAGTTAGAAGCAAATCCAGTCGATGATCAAGAAAAGCGTTTATTGGCTATGGTCCAAAAGATCCGGGAGGATAATAAACTTCAATTTTTAGAAAAAGAGGTGGCACGTCGGCTGCTCAGTGAATTGCAGGTAGCAAAGCTTTGGTATTCTGAACCAGTAGATCCTGAATATTGGAAAGCCATCGGCGCTAAAGGCAACTTTAGAATGCGTTGTAAGATCCTTTCTCCTCAACTAGGATACAACCTGTTGCCTGTGTTTGATGATCTTGGGAACATGGTCTATTTTGGAGTTGCTTATGAATCTGCTTTAGGTTTAGCCGAACTTTCAGGAATTACTGATACTACCGAGCTTGCTCAGAAAGCAAAGCAAAAGGATAAACGCCTTGATATCTATTCAGATACTTTTATTCTCAAATTCCGCCAAGCTCGTACCGGCGAACAAGCCGATAATGATGCCGGGTGGATCTTGGAAGAAACTATTACTCATTCATACAAGAAGATTCCTGTAGTTTATTATTCCAAGCCAGAGCCGCCCTGGGCAGATGTTCAGAAGTCTATTTCTCGGCTTGAAACGCTTCTATCCAATTTCGGTGATACAAACGATTATCATGCTTCCCCGGTATTTGTAATGCTTGGCAAAGTAGGGGCTAAGGTACTTGAAAAAGGTGAGCAAGGTAAGAGCCTTCAAATTACAGGAGATAACGGTGATGCTAAGTATGTAACCTGGGAACAAGCGACCGAAGCTGTAAAGCTTGAGATCGATACTCTAGTCAAATTTATCTTTACATGTACACAAACACCACAAATGGCAATGGAAGATCTGAAGGGGATAGGTGCTCAGTCCGGCGTTGCATATGATCGTGTCTTCATGGATCCGCACTTAGCTGCTCAAGATGAAATAGACGGGGAATATGGTCAATGTACCCAGCGCGATATCAATCTCAATAAAGCCTTTGCAGCTGCTATTGATACATCATTGGTAAAAGCTGAGCAATCATTGTCGATTACGTATGACATTCCAATCTACCGCATCAATGATGATGCTGAGACTATTGGATTGCTACAAAAGGCTGCAGGTGGCGCAAAGGTTCTTTCACAAAAGTCAGCTGTTGGATATTCGCCGTTTACAAAGAATGTTGAGGAAGAGCTTAAGCAGATTGAAGAGGAAGCAAAGGCAGATAATACAGCGGGAGTTCCGATTGAAGAATTCTAGTTTGGGCAGATATGAAATAGAAGTAGTTTCTTATGGTGACGGGTTGTATAATCAATCCGTCATTTCCTCTTTGACTGGATTAGATTTTGAGGAATCGGATGAAGCAGTTAAGTCAGTCAAGAGGTTGCATTGGTCAGGGCAAACCTATGTCGAGGTCTTTAGAAAACTTGGATTTAATACCAATCATCGGTTCATCAAGTTTGATCCAGAAACTACCTATCCATGTATTATGCGATGTATAAATCATAAAAAGGGAGTTTGGTATTTGTTCCTATATCACCAAGGTATTATTTATGATATTCATGGAAATAGCTTCCATATCACTGACACAAATGAAGTGTCTAGATTAAAAGGAAGCTATTTTCTAAAGTGGTACAACATGAAAGTTACTTCTATGCTGCAGGTTTGGATATGATTTTTTTATCTAAATCTTGCAGCTGGTTTAGGTACATATTTTTTCAATGCTGTAGTGTAAATTTTTTCATTCTTATATTCTCCATTAATGAACCAACAGCAACTTGCGACGTCTTTTCCATCACTACCTTTTGATATGTCTTCTACAGTCATTTGTGTTCCTCCGCTTTTCAATTGAACTACATCTCCAATATTAATTTCTTCCATAGTTTAAATTTTAAGGTTAATAAATAAATACCCACTAATTTACTTAATAATATTTTCTGATGCAAATACATCTTTTGCAATATAGTTGTTTTATCCAATCGGATAACTTAATATAATTTTGTGATTATAAGTTTTAAACGAGGCAGGCACGAAATAGCTACTCGGACTTGACTCACAATCACAAAATTATGTCACTTAAATCAAAGATTATCGCAAAATTGAAAGCTAAGGCAACCGCTGTGGGTGCCGCTAACCTTTCAAATGTCAGAATCAACGGATTTGCGGACAAGCTGGATGCAATCATAACTAGCGAAGACGAAATAGACGGTGAAGTAGACAAACTAGACCAAATTTTTAGTTTCAAGGAAATGGCCTCGCTGGATGATGCTAAACGCAATGCGGAGAGCAAAGCAGGAGAGGAAGAGGATGCCGATAAAGCAGCTAAAGCGAAAAAGGAAGCAGAAGAGAAGGCCGCAGCAGAAGAAGCTGCCAAAGCTGCTGGTAAAACAGGTGATCAAGCCCCATCTTGGTTCAATACTTACGTTGAAAATCAAAATAAGGTTATTGAAACCCTTACAAACACTATTTCCTCAATTCAAAAAGGCTCTGTTGCCCAAACTAGACGCCAACAACTTGAAGCCAAATTAGACAAAGCACCTGAACGTTTTAAAACCCGTACACTTCGTGATTTCGATATTCTAAAATTAGAAAGCGACGAAGACTTCAACAACTACTTAGCAAATATTGAACAAGATGTTGCTGATGAAATTCAGGCGGCTTCGGATGCTGGTTTAGGAAATGATATTCCGTCGTTAAGTGGCAGAAGTGGAAAATTGAAGGATGACGAGGTGTCTCCTGCAATGAAAGAAATTATTAACCAGCGCGAGGCAGATGCTAAGGCAAAAGCCGGTGCACAATAATCTTTTAAATGGGATTACAAGGAGTAAAAAGATCAGGCACCCAAGGTTTCAATAAAGTCGTTTTCGAAAACGTAATTGATACTCTTCCTGGTGGAATGACGCTCGATGTAGCTAAAGCAGATTATCCTGATGGATATGTTCCAGAGGGCTCTTTGGTTGGTCGAGATGCATCCACTGGTATTGGAAAAGTATTGACTGCAGTAGATGGACCTATTAAACCATTGGGTTTTACGCATAGGGCATCAGAGGTATCTGATGGTAATACCCTTGCAAACGGAGTAGTTATCAGTGGTACAGTAAGAATTAAAGCACTATCAGCAGGATTGCAAGCAATTGCAGCTGATCTTGCAGAAGCTCTTCCAAGAATCACTTTTGTTTAATTAAAGTATAATCTATCAAATGATAAATGTACAAGAATTGGTGCCTGAATTTAGGAAAGCGGATGCACAAGCATACATTTCAACGTTTCCTTTTGACACTCTTCAATACCAGACGGCATTTCCTCTTCAGTACCAGCCAACGTTAAAATGGTCGGCTATTGAAGCTCAATTCGGCGCTAAAGTAATGGGTGCTGTCGTTGACTTCAATAGTGCATCACCGCGTTTCGGACGTAATCTCCCAACAACAATTAGTGGTGATATGCCAAAGATTGAAGGCGCGAGAGACAAAGTCGAAACAGACTTTAATACATTGCGAGAACTTGAAGATGCAGTTCGTCGTTTGCCGGCAGGACCTACACGAAGAGAAGCGGCAAAACGTGTGTTGGACTGGCATTATGAGGATCAGGTTTTTGCTGTTAATCTGGTTGAAGCTCGTAATGAGTGGTTAGCGAAATGTATCGCCTCTACGGGTAAATACAGTCTGACTCAACTTAACAATGAACAGGGTATCCAAACAACCACTGATGTTGATTTTGGTATCCCTTCAACCAACTTTGTTAATGCTACGAAGAATTGGACTGATCCTACAGCAGATATTGTCGGCGACCTTCGGAAGGTTAAGGCAATGGCTAAGTTAGCCAACTTGCCTGTCCCTCAGTTTGCATGGTGTGAAGAATCAACCGTTGATTTAGTTGCTCAGAATGCCGGTATTCAAAAGTTCACAGCGACTTATGTTGCAAATGCTTTGGGATTACAGCAAGAGCCTGGATTGGAGGAAATCAATAGAGCCTTGCGTTCTAAAGGTTTGCCAATCTTTAAAATCTGGAAATCAGAGATGGTTCAAGAGTCTAAAAATGGGACACAAACTGTTGTCACGGGTTGGGCTCCAGGAAACGTAACTTTTTCAGTTACTGAGCAGCTTGGAAATACACAACATACGACTTCTGCTGATGAGTATGTAGAAGCAGGTGTTGCGACAAAAACGAAATCGGGTATTGTATTGATAAAAACCTGGGGTATTGAAGATCCTATCACTGTGGTGACAAAAGGAACTGCTTACTGTACGCCAGTATTGAACAATGCAAAATCAATTTTCATTCTAAAAACTATTTTACCAGGTGGATAATATGTCGGCTGAAGGAACTAAAGTTGAGGGTGCTGGGGCAAATGCTCCAGCCGCTTCTCCTAAAGTAGGAGGAACTCAGGGCGGAGAGCAACCGTCGGACAACCAAAATGCTAAACTGATCGAAGATCTTCAAAAGGATAATGGTGAATTGAAAGCCGAATCTGCTAAGAAGGATGAAAAGATCACCGCTTTGGAAGCTGAAATCAAGAAACTCAAAGAAGATCTTGCTAAAAAGGGTAAAGGTAAAGCTGAGAAATCGGAGCCAAAATTCGTAGTTATAGAACCTTTTCGTGGCAACACAAAGAAAGATGATGGTGAGGTTTATGATCGGGGTGCTGATGTTTCTCATTTCGATGAGGACCGTTTGGCAAATCTTATCGATCGCGGTTTAGTAAAAAAATCATAGATAATATCTGATCATGAATAACAAAGAAGCCCTGCAGTTTGAGTTCGGTCAAAAGGTCCCGGACGGAGTATTATCAACACAATTGATAAAAGCAGGATTAGATCCTGAACACGATTTTGATCCTACTACCGAGGAAAATAGTAAGAAGATGGATTTAGCTCTTGCAGGGCTTCTTTTTTGGATTTGTACGAGCCGCAAGTCAATCAAGGAACTTGATTTTCAAGTTACTCAGAATGACGTTGATGATTGGCTAAAGCTTCGCTCAGTTCTTCTTAAACGTTGGGGTGTGCCAAATGAACTAGATAATGACCCTGTGATTGAAAGCACTTCTGACTTATGGTAGATTTTGAACAATATCCCGATACTTTGAAGTATGTTGATCTTGGTGGAATTGCCATTGAGGTCAAATGCCGTTTTAAGCCTAGCTATGGCGGCCGTTATTTTATTGGTCAGGATGGTAACAAGATCTTGTTTCAGTATGATATAGCATTCCCTGAAGGGACAGCGCCTATACAAACCGCAACATTGATTGATGCATTTGATAGATCAGGATATCAATTCGTCAGCCAGCAAGAATTAATGGAGTTTCATATTGGGCAGTTACATTGCTTCGGGAGGATTTAGGATGAAGATAGGATTGGAGATTGTAACTGATATGAATGTTTTAGCGCAAGAGATACAGAAGGAGATTGATGCTGAAACATTGAAACACCTGATCAAGGTCCTGAGTGTTGGAGTAGAAAAAGTGAGGAAGAAGATGGAAACTAAGCCGTATGAAGATCACACTGGAAATCTTAACAGCTCTACTGGATTTATTATTTACCATAACGGCCAAGTCGTTCATCGTGATTTTAGGGAAAGTGCTAAGGGGACGGATAGAGCTACAGGATTAAAAGAGGGGCTTTCTCTTGCTCTGGCTGAGCTAAGGGAATCGAGTGGCTGGGGAGTGGTCCTTATGTCAGGAATGGAGTATGCAAGCTGGGTGCAGGCTAGAGGATATAATGTGTTGCTGAGCGCTACAACAAACCTTGAATCTATATTGAAAGAAGCTTTTGAAGAAATTGGAATCATATAGTAATGGATAAGGCAATTAAGACTGCGATCGGTTCGATGGAGGATGTTAAGGAAGCTTTAGAGCTTGCGGACGTCTCAGGTAATACTGGACTGACAGGAGATATCCGATTGATATTGCGTATTCTGAATTCGAAGAAGGAAGATATCGTAATCAATTGTATTGTACCATCCGCAACCCAAATTACTGAGAACATTATCAATGTCAATCTCCATATTCCAAATTTACCTGCTATTCCTGCCGGTATTCCTAATACTGTTGATAATGGGCAGCCGGATATTGCGAGAATGGAGGAGATAGGAAAGTTTCTCATTGAGGTTTTGGATGGTTTTCGTGGATACGATTTTTTCACTGAGGTCGAAACAACAGGAGAGGTTATTCCGGATGGTAAAAACTGGTTCTACAATATCGTGATCAGATATTTCTATTTACGTAAAGACAAATAATTGAATAATTAACGGCCTTTGGCCACAAATCAAAATAATATGGCAGCAGTAACAGGTGTCGAAAGTCTTGAACTGGCAGTGATGGCAGCGAACGGCGCAATGCCAACAACTGGGTGGGTGAACGTCCGCGATATTGAAATGGGGAGTGTAAATCTTACAATTCCACCATTAAATAAAACCCGTGTTCGCGTTGAAGACAAGGCAGGTGTCCGTTGGGTTCTCCCAGGAGAAACGGATCCTGCAACTATAGCGTTTAATTCTCTCAATTTATCAGTTGATGCAGCAAACCTTCTATTCAAAGGAGAGGTAACAACTGATGCGACTGAATTCAAGGCTCCTGCAGATAGTGAGCAGATTTACTATTTAGCAGTTCGTCTAACATCTAAGCCTTTCGAAGGTAAAAAGATGGTTTGGTCAGCTCCAGCTTTGGCAGGATCTGCAGGCTTTGTGAATGCGATCACTAAAAATGGTTTCTTGGCATTGAGCTACAACGCAGATGTAACTACTCCAGTAGATGCAACAGGAAATGCTGTTTCTCCATGGGGATACAAATTCGTTGATGCAACACCAGCCCTTCCAGAAGGGTAATTTAAAATATAAGCCTGAAAGCCGGAGGTTAGGCGGTCAGTAGGGCTTTATTAATCCTAACCCAAAATGAATAATTCAGTAAAACAAGATATGGTCCAATCCCTTTCGGACCAAAAAGTGCTCATCAAAAAAGTACGACTAAAAAAGCAATATAAGTCATGGTACACCAAATTGCTTTCATTTATATTTATCATTCCTCGTTACTATTCTAAGAAGATCTATGTTTCGGAGCTTTATCCCGGTACCGTTGTCCGCATATTAGGTATTATTAGCCGGTTGCAAGGCGCGAAAGAAATTTCGGATGTAGAAATCTACAAAATGATTGAGAACAACATTCCGTTGTTTATAGAGTTCTTAGCTGTCGGACTGAATAATAAGCCAGTAGACCCCCCTAAATGGCTTATTGAAGCATTAAATTATCATTTCACCCCGTCTGAATTACACGCTGCTGTAAACGAAGTCTACCGGAGGTTAGACGTACAAACTTTTTTCGCTATATCGGGATCGCTAATCGATCTGAAAGAACTGGAGAAAACTATCCTGGGCGAGGAACAGCCTACGACTTAATTTCTAATACCTGGAAATACTATGGCGGTACTGAACATGATATTAAATGGGGAGTGACTTGGAGAAATCTGATCATGTACAATGCTGTAGGACCCGAAGTTGATAAATCGGGATCATCTGCAGGATCGAATAGTCCTACTGTAGGGACTAATGACAATATTTCTCTCTTCGATATCGGTAAAAGGTTGGATCAAGGACTAGGAGTTTAGTATGGGTAAGTGGGGTAGGTCCGGACAAGGAAAGTCAATTGTTAAAGAAATTTCTGATCGTGGTTTTGTTAGGGTAGGAGATGTTTACTTCCCACCAGGTTCAAAGGAGGCAATGGCATCGCGATCCAAAAAGAAAACAAGGGCCAAAGTTGTCCGCACCGGTTGGATTGATGATTCTCGGAATATTAAAAACAAGGAAAAATATAATGATCCGTTTATCAATCTGGTAAAAACAGAATTGTCACAGGATCTTTGGCCAGAGTTCTTTTTTTCAGTAGATCGTCTATATCGATTTGATTACGCAATTCCAGAGTTTAAAATCGGAATTGAAGTAAATGGAGGTGTGTGGGCCAAAGGAAATAGCGGCCATAGTTCAGGAAAAGGTATAATGCGAGATTATGAAAAATCGAATCTTGCTCAGTCGCTCGGATGGAAAGTATTGACCGTTGTTCCTGCTCAGATCAAGAATTACGAGGCATTGCAGCTTCTAATAAATTTATTCTGATTATCCGTTTGGATAAGTTTAAATAACTTTGTATGTTTGTGCCGTACAAAATGTGTTTCGCCGTTCTTTGAAGTTTTTATTTATATTTGAGTTTTAGCTTAAATATAAATTTTTTTTTATGAAAAAGTATTTGTTTTTATTTTCTCTCATTTTTTCGTTTTCATTTCTACATGCGCAACAATCAGACAGTTTGCAAATAATCGAAAAAGCAAAAGATTATTTTAAAAAGGTGTATGTAGAACTAAATTTTAAAGACCCATACAGTTATGAGTTGTTAAAAATAAAAGCTGAGCGAGTTAGTTTAAGGGAAAAATTAGAATTTGATATTGGCGTATATAGAAGTGCTAAAAAAAGTGTAAATATGGATTCGACATTTAGTTTTTCTGACTTTTCGAGTGCTAAGCAAAAATATGAAGCATTAAAGCACACTTTGAGCAAGGGGGAAAAATTGAAAGAAAAAGACTATAATAAATACATTAAGAAATATGGAGAATACATTGAATTGTTCGATTCTACTAAAAAAGAAATAGAAGAATTTAGATCAGCTCATAAAAAACTGGATGAAGATTTATTATTAAGGCAGGAAATGCTAGATAATAAATCACTAGACTTTTCACAGACCGTTCAATGGAGAATTTCTTTAGATTGTTACGCTGCAAATAGTTATGGTAACAAAATATTGGGTAAATATATCTTCCGAATGTCTAACGATGGTAAGTTGGACGGAGAGATAATTAAGATGAATTAATATTTTGTAATTTTAAATTATTTTCGCATATTTGAAATGCGAAAACAAAATAAAGTCGGAAGAGCTTTAAAAATTTCTTCAAATAAGACATAAACCAGTACTAGGTATTGGTAAAATATACAGATTTTGCTCTGTTCGTGTGGTTACAATTTCCAGCCTAGCTGACTTTGTTTTGTTTTCGCAGACCCACACGGCAGGGCTTTTTTGTTGCCGATAAGTTGTGTAAAAATGCGAAAACAAACAACACTCCCCAATCAAACGGATAACCTAATATCCCTCATGTTATCTCCAGAGGAGATAGACCGGTTAGAGAACCTACTCTACCAAATTAATTATTTCAATGACTGCATGGAAGCAGATCGTAGCAATGCTGTGATCACGGCTCTTGTCGACTTCAATGACGGAGAAGGAAATGGGGAGGTCCTATCTGAGGGAATGCAGCTTATCTACCGTTTAGGTATCAATTCATCATTTATCAAAAATTTAGCTGATAAAATCAAGGAAGGAGCTAACCATGGTATCTAAGAAAATGGCTATCGAGGCTCTGTGTGAGATTGAGGAGCTTCTTGTCGGATTATTCGATAGATTCTTCGACCTGGAGGACTACCTGACAGCAGAAGATTTTAATAGTGAAATTATGGATATGCTTATTGAGCTCAAGTTTCTTATGGCAGATCTGGGACATCCATTGACACCGATTAATTTAAAAAAGTCTAAAGCCGCATAGTTTATGGCAGATATTGAAAATGAAGGTAGAATCAACCAGGTTGAGTCTGCCCGGGGACAGGTATGCCAAATTTTAGACAGTGTTTCCCATATAAATGAGGCCTATGGAATGTCGGTGGAGAATTTATTAAATCTTCTCGCTCGGCAAATGAAAGCCATGAGTACTGCAGCGGAAGCTATTAAAGATGAAGAGGCTTTAGAACATATGGATAACCTAATTGGCGAATCGACTACTCTTATTGATCTATTGAAAGAAAAGGCAGGTTGGAATACATTTTATCAAATAGGGAGCGCTTTAAATACAGCTAAGAAGTATATAGGATAATCTCATTAAAACTTATCTGTTTGGATAAGTTGTGTAAAAGTTATACATTTGGATAAGTTAATAAAAAAACAGGCTGATCCATCCCAACGGTGCAAGCCTGTTTAATCAAATACAATATGATCACAAACATACAAAATTTTAATGATTCTGGTCAAGGAAATCAGAACATTAACTCGGAAAAAACTATGTCAAGCCGGGAGATTGCGGAAATGACTGGAAAAATGCATAAAAATATTATGCAATCCATTCGTAATATGGAAGATGCCTGGGCGAAAGTTAACGGGCTGAAATTTCAGCTCGTTGAATATATTGATGCAAAGGGTGAAAAACGAGCGGAGTATCAGCTTTCAAAAAAGGAATGTTTATATATAGCTACAAAGTTTAATGATGAAGCGAGAGCTATTCTTATAAATCGATGGGAGGAATTGGAAAAAATAAACGCATTTCCCGTTCCTGGAAATATGTATGAAGCATTGTTACTCGCTGCCCAACAATACAAGGTTATTGATGAGCAACAAAAGCAGCTAAATAAACAAGCTCCGCAAATTGAGTTTCTTAACCGTGTTTTGGATACAGACGAAAAGGTTGACATAGGTCAATGTGCAAAAATACTTGAGCTACCTTTTGGCAGAAATACCCTATTTAAGAAACTTCGTGATAATGGTGTATTCTTCAAGCAAAAAAATGAGCCAAAACAGCTATATATCGATAGGGGGTACTTTCAACTTAAAGAGAAATGGATTGAGCGTGAAAACCATGAGAGTTTCATGATAATTAAAGTACTAGTGACACAGAGGGGCCTAGGATTTTTAAGTACTATGTTCAAATCAGATCCAAAACCTAAAAAGGATGTAAAATTAGTATAGGTGCAGATGTTATTATTAGGGAGTCTGTCAGTCAATTGTTTATGTGTATGTTTCACAAGTATGAGCAAAAGCAAAGGCCTTATTCAAGGCCTTTGCTTATTTATTATCTCGTTTATCTATAGCGGCCTTATCGCCTTCGGTCAATGTCTCATCGTAAAATTGATCAATCATCTTGGGCTGAGTTATCATTACGTCTGCGATCACGTTAATGAGGCCAAAGACTTTTATCGCGATTTCCCGGTTATCATTTAAGTCAATTGTGCCAGGGTGCACAGCACTATTTCCTGTGACTCGAACTGCATCGAGTGCTTTTTGAATCATTGGATTTAGTCCTTTTGAAACAAGAGATCGAATATCAGAGTTTATATTTTCTCCTTTCTCTCCCAGATGCTTACATAATTTTTGAACTCCTAATCTTAGCAAAGCTACAGATCCTCGTGGTGATAAATCTACAATTGTACTTGCTTCCAAATAATCATTTTTGATATCTTCTGGAAGGTCTTCGTTTGGTAAAGGTACCGGACCTGAAATAGGGTAGATCATTTTGTAAAAATAATCTTGTTGATAATCGTCAAAATTTCGTTGCCAGATTGTATGATCTTCACAATGGCTACATAGGCCAGAGTGATATTTAGTACCTTTATTTCTACTATTTGTTGAAAATGCTAGATTACCCCATTCAAAACTTGAATAAGCACCGCAAAGTGGGCAGTTAGCAGCTGTAGCTTTATAAATTATTGGAACTAATTTCATTTTTATAGATTATTGATTATAAGATTTCATATCCTCCCAAGCTTTTAACAAAGATGTTTCAATCTCTTGTTTTACAATACTCTCATCATATCCTTTACCATAGTTTTTACATCCTGCTCTTCTACAGCCACCATGTTCTATGAATAAAGATTCAGAATCGTGATTGGTACAATAAATTCTTAAATCTGAAATAAAAGGATATCCGGTATAATCACTAATGTATGCATTAAATCTATATGTGATTTTATTTTCCTCATCAACAATTTTTCTAAATTTATCATGAAAATCTTTCTCTAAACGTTCTATTTTAGATGGTTTAGATTTCATTAACTTCTTAAATATATTTGATGCAACAACTATTAAAAAAAATACTACTAAAGTATAACCAAGTGAAATTTTTAGATTCCATAAATCTAAAATCAAATCTTTAACTGGTTTATCAGTTGCAAGACCATAAATTAAAGAGATCATAAAAGCACCTACAGTAAGAATAATAGCAGCAATTATGGCGCTACCTACCGGATCTTTCCATATTTTTTTTAGCATAAAAACTAGATTAATATTTGTCGTGAAAATATAATATTTTTTTAAGATAAACAAAAATCCCCCAAACATCACAAGATGCTGGGGGATTTAAAGAACAGGGCAAGGGTTGAACTTGCAAATGCCTTTCGTTGGATCGACCGATCAGGTGCAGGGCATGGCATTCGCCCACTCCGATTTCCTGAAAACAACTAAGCTATTCCATAGCTTCCTGTTCAAATATCTTTCATCCATTGCTTAATTGAATCGAATATATATCCGACGCTGTGAGTAGTACCTCTTGGTGTAACCGCAACAACTTGTAAAACGTCAGTTTCAATTTCCGTTATTTCTATTTTAAATACATCATCTTTCGAAAAAAATGCATCTCTGACTGTAATTATTATATCTGCATATCCTGCAACTTCAATAAATGATTCAGTTCCATTTAATTTAAATTTTACAGCATTCATAATTCAAAAACTATTTAATACCCAAATTATATTTTTCAAGCCTTAATAAAACCTTCCATCTATCAGAATTAATAATGGCGTTGTGACCATCTTTAGGGGGAGACTCGAGTATGCTTTGTTTTAATGTTGTAATCAATGTTTTTTGAATATTAGAATATGGAAGTCCCTCGGATTCTTTTATAAGAGTTTCTAAATCCACAACATTATCAAAAACAAATTGACCATCCTTTAACACCAGTTCAATGAGAGATTTTATTTGATATTCTTTAGGCAACTCAAATGGTACCACATAATCAAAGCGTCGGATCAACGCCCCATCTAGTATTCCTTTCTGGTTGGTCGCACAAATCACCATGCTGCTTTGAGGAAGATAGTCAAACAACTGCAAAATTGTATTGACTACCCGCTTCATTTCGCCATGGTCTTGATCATAATCTCGTAGTTTCCCAACAGAATCGAATTCGTCAATGAAAATTATACAACCTTCTTGGGAAGCTTTTGAGAATATACTTGAAATATTTTTGCTTGTCTCTCCGAGTTTAGATGAAACTATAGACCCAAGATTAACAACAATCATCGGTTTGTTTAATTCACCTGCAATTACATAAGATGCTAATGTTTTACCGCAACCAGAGGGGCCATGCAACAGAACCTTATTCGAAACCGGAAGATTAAACTTTGAAAGCAAATCAATTTTCCTGTGTTCATTGATTAGAAACTTTAATTTATCTAGAGAATGGTCGTCAAGAATAATATTAGTAAGTCGGTAGTCAGAATTAAGTCTTTCCAGAACCAAATCATCATCTGCCTTAATCTTATGGTTGCTCACTTTAAAATTAGCCTCACTTCGCTGGCTTTCTTTCAATACGGCCTGCAATTGAAGAGCAAAATTGATTTTTCTAGTATTTTTATTATGGTCAATAAATTTGTTAATAGCTTCTACAAGCTTATCTTTTTGGTTTTCTAGTCCAAAACGAATTATATCCTTTAAATAATCTTGCTGCGTCATAATTCAAATATAATTAAACAAACCTTAATTAAGTACGCCATCCAAATAGCAAATACCAATCGAACGATAATACCACCAAAATATCTGTTTTTTCGGAAACCTAAACCATCCACAAGGCGATAAAATGCTACATGAAGCTTCTTTGCTTGGAAACGTACGGTATCTTCTATTTTCATATTTATTTCCTCCTATAATGCCTTTGAGCAAGTTTATGTTGTTGACGAATGTATTTAGGTTTCTTTTCTTTTAATGGTTCTGGGAATGGCAATATCGGCGGAGCTTCCTTTGCTATCATATCAAATTGAAAACATGCAAATTCGGCCTTAACATGATCGTACGATAACCTTATACGAACTTCATTGAGTAATCTAACACTGTATTCAATAGTTTCTCTAACTGCAATCGAATATTGAATAGTTAGATCAATAAATCTTAAAATATCACAGCCAGTAAACTTACAGGACTTTAGGATCTTGCAGGTATTTTCCAATAGTGTCATAACTCCTCGTCCGATTTTTCCAATACTCTCACCATAGGGTATACTATAAAAAGTGCCACAAGGCCAATCGTCGCAGGAATGGCAAATAGTCCGTATTCTATGTAATATGCAATAACAACAATAAGGATCAATATCGCTGCGATATTCGATTTTTTAAGCTTCTTGCGTTCCTGGGCTGCCTTTTCCTCATCCCATATCCGCTTGGCTCTATCAATAAGCTCCTGTGCTTTTTTTTCGTTTTCCATATGATTGATTTAATAATATTCATTCAATTTCCACAACCTCGGCACCACTGATTAATAAAAACCGTGAGGTGTTTGGGAGACAACCCCACGGCTAACCAATTATAAACCTAAATTATGAAAAGACTAAACAAAGCCTGTCTTTCCAGGCTGTCAGGTGCTAACGTTCGGTATGGATTTACAGTCCAACCAATGTTTTTCCGATTTGCCACTCTTTGGCTAACTCATCGTTGCCGAGGTTATACCCGTCCGGTCATGTCCGTGTCTCTATTACTGTCCATGAAGTCAACCGTCTCCAGTTCTATGTCACCCAACACGGTTAGCACCATCTCTGCTATCTGTAAGGGTTGTGGAGCGTAAAGGATTCGAACCTTTATAGCGGTGTCTCGACTTCGATTGCTCTACACGTCGCTGTTTCCGCACACCCAGTGCCATCGCCCCAATTTTCCAACGATTCAGTTTCACAACTGTAAGTTGGACACGCAATTTCTAGGATTTGCAGAAATGGAGTTGAGGTGACAAGATTCGAACCTGTAAAGGAAAGGCTACCTCGAAATAGCTTTCAATAGTTGCTAACCATCATTGCCAACAGCTACCTGCTGCGTCTACCGTTCCGCCACACCTCAATTTTATAGCAAGGGCAGGATTGGTTACCTGCATAGAACTACTATTCCGCCTACCGCTTGTAATTCTGTCTTTACGGGTTGTTGTAGTCCTGCTTCCACCCGATTTACAGCGTCTAATTCCGCCACCTTGCTTTATGTTTGTTTTCAAAGAACTCCCTTTGTACAGTACAAACTTAAAAACTTATAACGACTTATCCAAATGGATAATAAAATATTTTGCAAATAGTTGATTTGCATTGCGATGTAATTTATTTAGAATTGAGCTAAAAGTACCTTTGGAGTTGTATGGCAGAGGTAAAGTTTAAGTTTGTTGGAGATGATTCGGAATTACGGAAAAAGCTTGCTGGTTTAGCAAAGCTTCAAGCCGAAATGTCTGATAAGTTTGAGAAGAACTTGATTCAAAAACTTTCAGGTTCTTCTGCTAATCCTATCAAAGGGATGGCGGACGAGGCCAAAAAGTCTACCACTGCCGTTAAGCAATTGACCGATGAGCAAAAGAATTTAAAAGCTGCCCAGCTTGAAAATATTGAATCTTTAAGAAGATTGAGGGAAGAAAGATCGAAGGAAATTTCCGACTTAAATATTCTAAAGCAACTTGAACAAGACGCAAAGACTGTTTTGGCTGAAAAGAAAGCTGCGACCGAGGGGCTTACTCAAACTGAAAAAGAGCTAAATATTCAATATAAGCAAGGTCAAATTGAACTCCAGGCGTATACCAAAGAACTTAAAGAGCAGGCCGAAATTAGACGTAAAGTTAATGCTGAGGAACGTGCTGCTGAGAAAGTTCTTCGTGACGCTGAGAGAGCTAGAAAAGATGCTGAACGTGAAGCTGAGAAAGCTGCCAAAGCCGCAGAGAAGAGACGCAAACAGCTTGAGAAGGAAAATAGCGAGTATTATAAACTAAATACTGCACTTGGCAAAGTTCGCAAAGAAGCGCGTGATGTCCTTGCTGAAATGTTTCGGTTGGAACAAGCTGGGCATAAAACTAGCCTTGGTTATGAAATGCTTCGCAAAAGATCCGAGGAGCTTGTTGAGCAGACAAATATCCTTGATGCTGGAATCAAGAAAATTGATGCGCAGTTAGGCATCCACTTCCGAAATGTCGGTAATTACCAGGATGCTTTAGAGAATCTTAGCCCAGCAATAGCAAATATCAATCAGAAGCTATCCATGTTTGGGACCTCTTTGGAGGAACTGTCTCAAGCAGGTGGTTTAAAAGCATTCGGAGCCTCCTTAGTAAATATTGGTACATCAATTGGAAAATTTCTTATTTCCCCCGTTGGTATTGCGGTAGTTGTATTGACTTCACTATTTATGCTATTCTCCAAGAATAAGCAAACAGTAATAGATTTCAATGATGGACTTTTAAATGTGAGCAAAACCACGGGGCTCACAGGCTCTGCTTTGCAGTCATTTTCTGATGATATCATTAGTCTTTCTCGATCCCTTAAAACCGTTTCTACAGATAAACTCCTGGAATATGCGTCAGTTGCCGGACAGTTGGGTGTTAAAGGATCTCAAAATATCCTTGCATTCAGTGAAGCTTTGGCCAAACTTGAAACTGCTTCAGATATATCAGGAGAAGAAGGAGCTTCTCAAATCGCTCGTCTTTTACAATTGGTTGATGGTGGAGTTGGAAACATCAAAGCGTTTGGTGATGAGATTGTTCAGCTAGGGAACAATTTTCCAGCGACAGAATCTGAGATTCTTGCCAATGCAACACGTATTGCTCAATCAACTGGTATCTACAAACTTGGTCGCCAAGAAATACTAGCGTATGCTACGGCCACCAAGTCAGTTGGTGTTGAGGCCGAGTTAGTTGGTTCCACATTAGGCAGAACTTTAGGTACACTAGAGAAGGCAATTCGTAGTGGAAAAGGAGTTGACGAAGTTTTGAGATTAGTTGGAGGTACTCAAGCCGAATTAGGTAATCGGTTCAGGGAAGATGCTTCTGGCGTATTAATGGATTTCATTGGCGGTTTAAATAGAACAAGTACTACTGCATCAGATTTTAACAAAAGTCTTGAAGCGGTAGGAATTACCGCTCAGAGAGATCGCGATGTTATCGGTTCCTTAGCTTCAAAAGGTTATGCAACTCTTGCCGACGCAATGGGCCAAGTTAAGGACGCTACAGGTTCAATGGATGCCGAGTTTGGAACCGCATCTGAGAAGTTAATTAATCAATCGGAACGTATCAGCATCGCGTGGAATAACTTTGTTCTGGGAATTGAAAATGGTCAAGGAAGTATTGGAAAAGCAAGTGTTGCTGTTATAAGCTTTGTGGCTGATACAATTGATGCAATTTCGGGGAATGTTGCTGAATCTGATAAGCTATTAGATAGTTATCGTAAACTAGAAAGCCAAACATCCAGTACGGAAAAATCAGTTAGGCCTTTGTTGCGCAGGTACGATGAACTTAAATCCAAAACTACTCTAAATAAAGATGAGCATACTGAGCTGAGAGAAATTATTAAGAGAGTTTCTGAGCTTATCCCATCTGCTGTCACTGAATTCGATAAGTATGGTCAAGCAATCGATATCAATAAAAAGAAGATAACGCAATTTAATGATGCTCAGAAGCAGCTTGTCAAAGATATGAACATCACAGCCCGGAAAACTTTAAATATGGAGTTGGACGAGCTGAAACGGCAAAGAGATCAAATTACATCAGTCCAAAATAATAGCTTGAATAATGAGAAAGGAACTTCATTTATATCTCGTTTAGCCCGAATTGGCCTTAGCGATGAAAAACGTTTACAAGGGATTCAGGATAGAACTGAAAAGATCGCTGTAATTACGGATAAAATTAAGAGTAATCTTCAAAAGCAGCGTGACCTTGGAGGAACTTTGAGTCCACAAGATAGAGCTTTCATGAGTCAGTTTGATCCGGCCAATTCTTCTACTACCACAAATTCAAATAAACAAGAGGAAGTTGTGAGGAAAAACAAGGAGTATTGGGAAAAGATTGTTACAGATACTCAAGAAGCAATTGACGCATTGGAAGTTTCGCAAAAAGGTTCTGATATCTGGAATTCACTTTCTAAGAAGCTTGCGGAGGCTCAAAAGAACGTTGATAAATATTCTCTTAGTAAAGATGAGTCTGCAGTAAAATCAGCAGGTAAAGCGGCTGAAGAAACACGTAGAGCAACGGAGCGCCAACGATCTCTCCAGCTTGAGATTGATAAGATAAATGAGACCGCATCCAGGAATCAAATTAGTCGAAATGAATCGGAATTAGCTTCTGTCAAGGATAAGTATGCAAAAATAAAAGAAGAGGTCCGGAAGTTCTATGCTGATCCAAAGAATAAGGGCTTACGAGTTGATGAAAGTGGTCTTCGCCGTTCTGAAAATTTCGAAGTTTCCGAGGCAACAACGCGCCAAGACACCAAAAGTTTAACGGAGTCTCTTGCTGTTCAAAAGCAATTGTTAGATGAGTATAATGCTTATGCTGAGCAAACTTCCAAGGAGGAAGCTGATAAGCGTTACGCTGGGCAACTAGCTTCTTTTAAAGGTTACAAAGATCGCTTACAGAAAGAGTACATGGACTTGATTACTCTTGAAAAATCGAGTGCTTCCAGTGACTTTCAAGGATCTGCTGTTAAACTTACGCAGGCGCAAGAGGAAAGGGCAAAGGCTCTTCGCTTGTTATTGGATTCACTTGATAAAGAGGAGCGAGAACGCGGCAACAGGAAGCTTGTAAATGCTTTGCAATCTGCTAAATCTCTAAATGATAAACTTATTGCTATTGAAAAGGACTACCAGGACGACCTTAAGGCATTGCGAGATGCAAATGACCTTACACCTGAGAGAGAGGAAAAGCTTACCAAGAAACGAGATTTGGATGTTTCTAAAACAGCAACGTCTGAGTTGACAGGTAGTATTCAATGGGAGACTTTGTTTTCCAATATGGATATAATGGGAGCGAAGGAGATAAGAAATCTTTTGTCAATAATTGAAAAAGACTTCAACAGCCTCAAGGGAAAATTCGATCCGGTTGACTTGGAAAGAATAAAAAAGCAGCTAAAAGAGGCTGAGAATATATTAATTGAAAAAAATCCCTTTGGAGAGTTTGGTCAGGTAGTTAAATCAGCATTTGAAGGTGCTTCTGATGAGGGCAAAGAATCTGCTGATGATATTAAAACAAATTGGAGAAAGCTTGCTAAGGCGACTGCAAAAAGTTTTGATTTTGTGGCAGAAGCTGTTCACTCTGCAAGTTTTCTTAAGGAAGCATTGGGGGATGCTGGCGATGCAGCTCTAGCTACGTTAGATGCTGTTCAGATAACTGCCACTGCTGTTGCCATGGCTATTGATCAAGCAGAAAACGCTTCGGTAATATTAGCAATTATAAAAGCTGCCTTAGCAGTAGTACAAGCTGTCTTTTCCTTCATTGATGGTGCTGCAAAGAAAAGAAACGAAGCTCTAAAGAAAGAGCAAGAGTACTATGAAGCGCTTTCTGAGACTTTCGATATCCTAATTGAGAAGCAAAAAGAATTGTTTTCAGTAAAGTCCGGTAAAAGCGCGATGGATGCTTATAATGAAGCTCTTGAACTTGTAAACTCAAAAACAATTGCTAATAGAAAAAGCCTTGAAGCTTGGTTTTCCCAAGGTGCTTCCTTATTTAAACGTTCGAACTGGTATAAGTATGATAAAGAGTTGGGAGATGTTCTCAGTCGCCAAAAACTCCTGAATATGTCGAGTGAAGAATGGCAGCAGTTATTGCTTAAACAGCCCACATTATGGGCCAAACTTCCAGAAGAAGTTAAAAAGTTTGGCCAAAGTATGATAGATGCTAAAGAACAAGCTGAAGATTTAAAAGATGCTATTAAAGAAGCACTCACCGGAATTTCCCTTGATGATATCAAAGATGAGTTTGGAAACCTCTTCTCACAAGCTGATTTAACGTTTGGTGACATTTCTGATTCTTTTTACAAGCATATGCAAAAAGCTGTGCTCAGACTAGTACAAGATGGAAAAATGACTGAAAGCATGCAGTCCTGGTACGACAATGTGCTAAAGGCCATGGATGATGGAGATCTAACAAAAACTGAGTCCGATACTCTTAAAGCCGAATACAAGGCGTTGGCCGAAGCTGGCAATAAGAGGTATCAAGCTATGATGGATCTTATCGGATATGATGGAGATATAGGCGGTTCCGGTTTAAAAAGTTCAATTCAAAGAGAACTTACAGAAGCCACTGCAAGCGAACTGACCGGATTATATCGTTCAACATTTGAACTAAACAAAAGAATGTTTGATGAGAGTAAGTCCCAAGGATTGACCTTGTCTAAACAAGTGATCATCGCGACTGACCAATTGGCCGCTCTCAATGCTATTCAAACAAACACTTTTAATACAGTAAGTGAACTGAAGAATGCTGTAGGAGAACTGAAGTCAATCAATAAGAATTTAGGAGGGCGTTATTAATGGTTAGAGAAGTTCTAAGTTATGTTTTTAATTAACGATCAAGATATAAGTGCTTTTGGTATCTATCTAGAAAGAGGTGCCTTATCTGTGTTTGAGATACCCCCCACTCCAAAGGAACCATTTTTCAATGATTGGATAGATGAAAACGGTAAAGATTACGATGAAGATTCTGATCTATCCTATCAATCACAAGATTACGATATACCGTTGATTATGGAGGGGAAGAACTTGCAGGACTACAAGGAAAAAAAGCAAGCTTTTCTATCACTGGTTTCAAAAAAAGGGGAGTTTACTTTTCATGCTGCTAATTGGTCTGATCCAATAAAATTAAGATTCAAATCTTTTGTTAAATGGGATTTGATATCATATTCAGCTTCATTACCTGATAGAGGGATATTCGCAAAATTCACAATAAAATTGCAAAATAATCATAGATATGGCAATTAAGATATTTATCAATAGCTATGATATAGAAGCTGTATTCGGATTGCATTTAGGTAAGGGGGCGCTTTCAGCTCTAGAAATACCCCCCACTCCAAAGGAACCATTTTTCAATGATTGGATAGATGAAAACGGTAAAGATTACGATGATGTAAGCGATATAAGATATAATCCACAGGTATTTGATGTACCGTTGATTATGGAAGCAGAGGGGATAGCTGATTATAGAAAAAAAAGGCGTGACTTTCTTGACATGATAAAAAATGAATTTGACTTTCAAGTTTTCGAATGGGGGGAATCGTTTAAACTTCGCTTGATAAAAATATCAACATGGGAGTATCTTAAAAAGCCTTTTCAAGGGAAAATATACGTTAAAATAGTGCTGCAAGTTGAAAATAACTTTGTTCTCCCAACCTATGTATTCCGCTATCTAGCAGATAACAAAGGTCGATTTATCATAATAAATGACAATAAAAAAATTCTTGTAAAAACGAAATACAATGGCTGATTACGTAAGATATGATAATGAAACACCGCCGATACTTGATGCAGCTAAAATCGGTTCGATCATGGGTGTCGATAGTGAAACAGGCGAAGTCGGCAATGTCGATTTTGCCCTTATCGTCAATGAAGCCGGAAAGAAGATCGGGGACGCTGTCAAGATAACAGGTAACACATTGCCGAAACTAGGCGCTGCAAATAAATATGTTGAAGTCTATGGCGGTGCAAACGGCCGTACACTTGTATACGGGGATGACCAGTTTGTTCTCCAGAAGGACAGCGTCGTGAAGCTGTTCTGGGATGGCACAAATGAAACATGGGAAATCACCGACAGCGCGACCTTATCTTTCCGTTCTATACTGAAAATCGAAATGACATCGTCCAGCGGCCTTAAGGATACATATACCATTACCTTTAGTGATGGCACCACGCAATTGTTTTCCGTAACAAATGGAAAGAATAGCGATGTGCTTAATATCACTGTCAACGGTGAGGTGGTTGTCCCAAATGATGCAGGGCAGATTGCAATCATTGTACCTGATGAGAACCTTGTCAATATTGCCGAGTCGGAGCGCACTATCGGAACATACAGCTATGGAGGTGAATATATGCCGATTTATTCAACAACATTTAAGCTGAATGCACTGCCTGTCCAGCAAGGTGTGACCAAAGAGTATGTTCTGAGTGATGAGCCTCTTGGATATGGTCTGTTCCTGAATATTGCCAAGACCTCGGTAAGTTCGGGCAAAACGCTCTTTGGAAACTATTACAATACCAAATATAGTATTGAGAATATCCATGTTAATAACGAGTTCCAGACCATCATTGAAATCAAGTGTCTGGAAAATATAGTCAGTGCAGACCCAGTTTACATGCTCCTGAATCTTGAATATCTCAAATACGAGGGAAACATTGTAGAATTTACTGTAGATCTGCCTGGGGGTGTAGATCCTTCCGATATTGCGCTCAGTTTTCCAAAATTAAAGTTCAATAAGAAGTTTGCTTTTTCATATATAACAGATGATTCCAATTCAATTTATCAGTTTTACTTTTCAGGTATTAACAAAAGATGGGTTGCAACGACAATGAAATTTTATTTACATCTAAATTTCCCCATTGCGCCAGATTTCAGTGAGGGTTTTACTCCTGAATATCCTTTGGAGTTTACAGACGGTGCCGGAAATAAGCGGAGGTTTGCAACCAGTATAGCTGTTTGGCCGGATAAACTGCATGACCAATACAGTACAGACGGAAACGTGGGAAAAAATTACCCTTGGATGGCAGCAATTGAATGGAATCTTTATAAAGATTTTGGATATAGTGTTCTGTATCACGACTTTAATGGATATGACGGTTCATCGGTTACTCAGGAAAATTTCAATCAGTGGTTTGCTGATACCAAGGCAAAATTTATTGAGTATATAAATGACAGCCCCAAAATTGTTGCTGAGCCCAATGGAGATCATAGATATTTAGCCCTGTCGCAGAACATCAGCGACATTATGATGAATACGGCACAATCAGGTGACCCTCTTATAAAAAAAGCGTACATGTATAGGAATGGATATACTTTGGATAAATCAAAAATTGCCCCTGAACGTTATTTTGCAGGAGCGGCTGATTATTATGATAATGTCTATAACATTCTAAATGACTTTGACTCCACCACTGATTTAAATTCTATATATTGGTTAATAGGTGCATCACATAGGACTAATGTTGATGATTATAACCTATTTAAAAGGATCAATGACAGCTTCGGAGCCATTGGTGATGACAAAATTTGGTTTGCCAGCGTTGATGAAGTATTTGAATATTGGTATCTGACCAATAATGCGACGGTTATCAAGAGTACCGGGGTCAATAGCGTTACTTACAAGCTCTACTTTCCTAAAATGCCCCGCTTCTGGTTCAATGAGGTTTCTTGTCTCCTGTCTGGAGTATCATCTGTTGATGACCTTTCGGTCTCATCTAATACTGACGGGCTTTCGTATGCCGCAAATAACGGTAAGCTATTGGTCAATCTTAATTTTAGCAGAGAGCTGCTTAAAAGGGCGGAAAAATATACAGCTGCTTTTGAAGCGGCTCCAAATGCTAGCTATGTGTATGACGATGCTATGTATATGGTCAGCCAGCTTAAGCCCTCGTTGAGACAACCGTTCATCGACCGTCTGAATGTGTACTCATCAGCTCCAACATTTGCCGATTTCAAGATTGAAAACGGTGCAACAACTACACAGAAGAGTATTGTTTCGCTTACCATGCTGTTCACTGGAACATCACCGACATATTACATGGTGAGCGAGTCAAGTAATTTCTTAGGGGCTGACTGGACTGCGTTTGTGTCTCCTGCGAGCTATGAGCTTTCAGCCGGATTTGATACAAAAACCGTTTATGTCAAACTTAAAAACATTTATGGGGAGTCGTCGGTATTGTCAGCGCAGATCTATAAAGCCAAACCAGAACTTGCGTTGATTTCGATCACAGCTGCTGGACAGGTTTCCAGTTCTCCAGTCCCAGTAACATTAAATTACACTGGAATCCCTACGCATTATCGTCTGGCAGCGACAAACGACTTTACTGGCGTGCAATGGATTCCTTTTGGTTCAAATCCAGTAAATTTCGCAATTGCGGCGCCTTATGGTCAAAAGACTGTCTTTGCTCAGATGCGCGACGAGGTTGAGGATAAAACTTCGTCAGTTGTGAGTGCCGGTTTCGAATATGTCGATCCAGTTTCTGCAATATTGACTTCTATTGCGATCAATAATGGTGATCTGGCTACAGGTTCAGGTAACGTAAGCGTAAAACTTACCACCGTAAACACAGTGACGCATTATCGTATAGGACAGCAGGCAGATCTCTCACCTGTGGCTTGGGTTGCATATACAGGAGATACCGTCAATTACAGTTCAGGAGTGAACAGCGGGACATTGACCTTATATGCCCAGGTTAAAAATTCAAGCAGTGAGTCCGATGTGAAATCCTCATCGATCAATGTTGTCATTCCTGTCACAGCTACAGCAATGGCGCTTGCTGATGGACAGGCTTCATTTGCTGGTTTTAGTCCGAAAGTATCATTCACTATCGGAGCAGGTACACCGACCCACTATCGCTTGGCCGAAACATCGGCAGGAGTTTCGGCTGCTGCTTGGTTGCCCTGGTCTGAGAAAATCACCTTTACATTTGGTTCGATTGGTGCTAAAACTCTTTTTGGACAAGTAAAAAATTCAGTCAGCGAATCTATTATTGTGAACGATTCAATCACATTGACAGAGCCTCCTGTTTCTATTCTTATTGGTTTCAATGCCGCCAGCAATAATACAAATACAAAAGTTGTGACCTCCGGTTTAACAACAAATCAAGTCAAATTTGCGACTTACACGGGCTATGGTGCCCTTCAATTGGTGGATACCACAGGCGCAAATGTGACCGGAATGTTCTTTAACCTGAATACGTCATTTTATGTTGCCAATGATATTTTCAATGCTGGGAATACCTATGAAAACAGCAATATGGATGCAACTGTCGCAAGCGGAAGCTACAGTCTTGCATCAATGGCAAAAGTATTGACTACGGTAAACAGCACGGCTGCTGACCCAAAAAGGAAAGCTAGGTTCTCTTTGAGCATGCCGGCAGGCACATACCGGTTCAGGTTCCTCTGGAATACTGCAAATTCTGGTTTAAGCGCAAATACAGAGAGCAAGCGCCTGAATTCGTTTTATGGACTGTTTCAAGGTGCTTCCGAATTAGGGCGGGTTGCCTGCACACCTGATAACAGTATCACAGGGTTTAATAACCAAGATTTTAATGCTGAGATGCAGGTGACCGTTACTGATGGGGCAATACCAGTCGATCTTGGGTTATGGTCTAGTGTTGGGGGCCAATTGCCAGGCATTAACTTAATTGAAATTACTAAAATATCTTGATATGAAGATTCAGGTGTATAGAGGGCAAGATGAAGGAGCAGAAATCCCATTGAATTCTTCAACGTTTACCAACAAGATAATGGGGGAGCATTCTCTTGCCTTCAGTTTTAAATCGTCATTAGATTTAGATATAAAAGTCAATGATACTTTAAATTACAAAGGGGAGGTTCTTACCTTAAATGAGACCGTTAACTTCAAAAAAGTTAGCAGATTTCTTTTTGAGTATGATTTTGTGTTTGAAGGTCCAAGACATAGCCTGTCACAGTTTTTTATAGAACATTTAGGAGCCCGTAAATTTAGCTTCAGTGGGACTGCTGAAGAATGGCTTCATCTCATTGTCGATTGTGCTAATAGCAAATCCTCGGGTTGGTCCGTCGGGGAGTTCGAAGATCTTGGACGTGTTACAGTTGAATTTGATTCAACATACATTTTGGATTGCCTCACTATGGTTGCCCAAGCCATGAAAGCTGAATGGGGAATAAAAGGGAAAGTCATTTCTTTGAAAAAAACAATAGGAACTGCACGCGATTTATCATTTAGCTACGGAAAAGGAAATGGTCTGTATAGTCTTTCAAGAAAATCGATTAATGAGAAGAAGATCGTAACCAGGGCGTATGCTAGGGGAGGAGATAAAAACCTACCTACAGGAATGAAGGATTATTTCAAGATTCCTGGGTATGTGGAAAAGAACGTAAATCTATACAGAGTACGTGAGGGCGAATTTGTAGATGAAAATATTTATCCAAAACGCACTGGTACCGTAACGGGCGCTACAACGATAAATAAACAATTATTCTCGATCATTGACAGCTCTATTGATTTTGATTTGAATAATCAGAAGATCGATGGAGAGTCGGCTTACATAGTTTTTAAATCAGGCTATTTGGAAGGGAATCAGTTTGAGATTTCAAGCTATAATCATACTGATAAAAAGATTGTATTCAAGGCAAACGACGAGGGAAATGGAGCATTTTTTCCTACTGAATCTGTACATGCTGAAGTCGGAGACAAATACACACTTATCGGCATACGGATGCCACAATCCTATATTGATGCTGCAGTAGCCGAATTGACAGCTAAGAGGCAGGAATATTTGGAAAGTAATAGCTCGCCCCGTGTAGTGTATGAGTTAGATTTAGATATTTTGGACCTCAAACGAAAGAATATCACGTTAGATATCGGAGATACTGTTCGACTGATCGATACTCAGAAGGGGATTGATGAACAAGTACGCGTTACAGAGCTTAGTCATCCTGGACATTTTCCTGATGTGCTTGAGAACGGAATGACATATAATGCGGTAATAGGAAATGATGTAACATACACCCTCTTTGAAAAAATTCAAAATGATATTAAAGAGAACAAGCAGATCATCACCCAAACCACTCGAAGGAGTATTGAAGAAGATAGGATTTTAGCTGCTAGAATGCGTCAGTTACAAAATCTTGTTTTCGATCCTGATGGTTATTTCGATAGCACTCATATTAAGCCAGAGTCCATTGAAACTTTAATGTTAAGTGTTGGGGCCAAATCTCAAAACTTTCTTTTGAACGGTGTTACTATTAACGTCAATAATGGAGATGACCCAAAAAACGTTTTGATAACGGCAGGCCAATTGGTTCATCTGGAAGTTAAAATTGAAGGATTGGGTTATATATGGACTATACCTCAATTACTTAAAACCGATCTTATAGCGGATAAACACTATTATGTTGCAGCTAGGTGTAGCCGTACGGCTCTAAATGCTACATGGGTGATTTCCGACCAGCCAATCAGTACTGAAAGTGAAGTTGGGTTTTATCATTTCAATTTAGGCGTAATATATGCCGAATTCCAAGGTAAAAGGGATTATAGTTTCACAAACGGTATGACCTACATTAATGGCGCTAATATTAAGACAGGTAAGATTTCCGCTGATAGACTTAATGTTTCTGAAATTGTAGTAAACGGTGGAGGGGCAACAGTGACCCAGATGGATGATGCTAAACAGCAGGCAATAGCGGCGTCAAAAGCTTATGCGGATGCAAATGACGAATTGCTTCAAGTTATCGCTGAAGCTTATGCAGATAATGTGGTTTCCAGTGAAGAGCAGGCACGTATACAAGATGCAACTCAAAAATTGATGGAGGCTAAACAACATGCAGAAAATACAGCTAATAGCGCTCTACAATCTTCTAAGAATTACACGGATGGTTTAATTAGTTCATTAGGCGATTTAGCTCGCGAAGATCTGGTGGAGCTTGCAAAGCTAGGGGAAACCATAATTCAGGGTGGATACATAAAAGCCGAACTAATCGATGTGATTAGCTTATTCGCTCAATCGGCATTTATAGAAAATTTAATAGTGAAGCGGCTTTCCTCCGGTGTTGATGATGTCTTGCCACGATTACTTGCACAGAGTGGAGAGATCGGATTTTATAAGAATAGAAATTCAGAAGCAAATGTTTCCAATGCTCTGATAAGGATGGGATTGGAAGTCGGCTACATGCAATCCAATGGAAGCAATAAGCCTGGCTTATCTATTAGGGATAAAGATGGAGACGATAGTTACAGTGAAATTACTTCAGAGGGTGTATTTTCAAATGGGAGCAATATCAATGCTATTTCGGCTACATCGGGCATTAGTTCAGCTTTTTCGATAGCCGCACTTCTTCAAAGTAGAGTTAGTGGCAGTATTGGGACGCCATCAATAAACGCTGCAATTTACGGAGCCGATCAAACAAGTAATTCTAATGCGCCATACAGTGAAGGTTACGCGGGATATTTTCACGGTACAGTTTGTTTAAGTGGGGGAGTTATTTCGAGCCAGGGAGGGAGTAGTTCTAATGGTGATACCGTGCCAACGAGCTGCAGGTATTATCAAATTTATCATGACAATATTTATTTGCCTAATGTGCCGATCACAGGGTATACGTTGACTATTAGAAACAATTCAACTTCATCGAAAACATTGAGAGGACAGGGGGGAGCTTTAATTTATGTAGGAGACGGTATGCCTAATTCTACTATGTATACCATGTCTCGAAATACAAAATTAGAATTAGTTTTTGATGGAACAAACTGGGTAGTCTATTAAAAAAAAGAGAATGACAGCAAAAGATAGAATAAAGGAATTACAGCGAGAAGTAGGAGCTTGTCAAGATGGAGTAATAGGTAACGAGACGCTAACCAAGTTCGCAAAGAAATTCGGCCGCACCCGGGTACAAACTATACACTTTTTCGCAAATATCCATCACGAAAGCGGAGGGTTTACGCTGGCAAGGGAGAATATGAAAGATTATTCGCCTGGCCGTATATTGGAAATATTTGGAATCGGGAAGCATTCAGCAAATGTTACTCGAAAAGAAGCTGAATACCTTTCAGGAAAGCCATATGAACTCGCTGAACGTGTTTACGGGTTGGGTAATCCAAGAAAGGCAAAAGAGCTTGGGAATACACGCCCGGGTGATGGTTGGTTATTCCTTGGAGGAGGAAGCTTGCAAACTACGGGTGGTAGGGATTATATGCGTTACGGCGGACCTGAACTTTACAACAATCCTGATAAGATAGGAGAATCGGCTTATTACTTCACCACTGCTATCAAAGAGTTCGACGCAAAGAATATTTGGGCAAAGGCAAAGGACCTTTCCGAAGCAAGCATTCGTGCGGTATGCCTTGCTGTAAATGGAGGATATAACGGCCTTGACGATCGTCGGGCTAAAATTAATTATTATGCTAGTTTGTGGAAATAATGGCTGAAGAAAAAGACGATTTCATTGACAGAAAGATTGATGGTGTAGGGAAGTTTACACAATGGATAAAGGACAATCCTATGGCTTTTCTATGTGCCTTTGTATCTGCCTTACTGATCTTATTCATTTGCTTATACATTGAAGCAAAGAATGAGAATATTGCTTTATTGAAGTCTACAAGCCAACAGGTACAAGACGAAATTCGGAAGCAATTACCTGCTGAACTTAGGCCCGCGGTAGAAAAAGAAGTAAGCAAGCAAACTGCTCCTATGCGTGAGCAGGTTGATACAACCACTAGTCAAATAAAACAGATCATCAGGGAGGTAATAAGATGAAAAAATTAGTATTGTTAATGATGCTATTAGGGTCGGTTACTCTGATCTCATCAAACGGAAGGCAAAGGATAAATAAGCCTGATTTAGTAAATAGCTTGGACAGCCTAAAGCAGTCGGTTATCGAGCTTAACTCAATTTTGAAGTATGCTAAATAAACTAATTGCAATGGTGGTCATAGTGATCACCTTTGCTTCCTGTGGCTTATTCCGGCGATCGACAAAGCACGTTGAAAAGCATTCTTTGGAAGTAGTCAGTAAGCGTGATAGTTCATTGTCCGAGAAAACGCAAAAAGACAGCCTACAGCGAACAGTAAAGGTTGACAAGGGTACAATAGTAACAGAAACAGAAACCACTACTGTAACCGAAAAAAAAGGCGGTAAAGTCAGTGGTTCTATTGGGGTTGATAAGGTAAAGTCAGGAGCGGAGATATTGCTTAAGGATTCTGCTGGGTTCAAGATATTGGTTCAACTCGATACCCTTAAGCAGACTTTGACGGTGCGATCGGAATCTCCAGGCGAAAAAGTTACGCAGCATACCAAGCAATCAGTCACTGAACATAAGGACTTGGCGCAGTCGGAGGAAAAGAAAGGAAGTGAGAAAGTAGAAAAGCAAGTAGCCACATCTCAGGAACATCGGCAAAAGGAGTCGACGAAGGTAGAGGACATTCAAAAAGAACCGAAAGGATCGATGATGATTTGGGGAGCTATCGGATTATTGATATTGATTTGTGGAATACTTTTTTTGAAAAAGAAGGGTGTAATATAGACATTATTAAGGTTCTTCTGTCCTATCGGCATAAATGTTAGAGCCTGTTTAAATTTGACTATTTTTTTATTTAACGAAATAGTTAATCCAATAAGAATGCCTATATTTGCGTATGCGCCAAATTATTTACACCAAAACTATTCTTATTACGTTAGTATGCTGCTCATTGTCTTCTTGCTTAAAAAAAGATCTTTACTCGGGCAGTAAAACTGGAGATGGAAAAGAGGTATCACCGCCAGATAATGGCGGAAATACAACCCGGTATGCCTATCCCTTTGCTGAGGAAAAGACTGGACAAGAAGCGGAGATCATGATCGAATTTCAACCTGGACAAGGGATAACAGAAGCGCCAATTGTAAAGATTCCGCCACTAAAATATAACAAGAGCTTATTATTTATGCTCACACAGGACGACTGTAAACAATCAGCATTCAGCATGACCTGGGCAGCCATTAATGGTAAAAAGATCGATCGCTCGGACATTAAACGTAAATATTATTTTGACATTGAGCACCTGGAATCTGATGATATGCCCCCAAACAGTTACCTGCTGGGCAAAACACTGGGCGGTACCGATGGTTTTGGGAATGAGGTCAGGTTCCATTTTACCACCACACTGGCCCCTGAATGGGAGTTTATGGACGCTCCAACAGTCGTAAAAAAAGGTTTTACGGAAAACTTCTTCCGCTTCTATATGAAATCTGGCTTACGATGGAATAATGTGATAGAACTGGTCAACGATGGCAATGCCATTGCCTTCCACGACCTTAATACACCCGCAGTCAACAATGCTGATTCGCTGATCAAGCATTTCGACCTTGCGCAACAAATCACCAAAAAAAGATTGAATGGCCGAAACATCAAGTTTTTGGCTGAGCCCAATGGAAATAAATCTTACCTTCAGGCTGCGCTTGGTTTTCCAGCGATCCAGACCATGACTGCACAGACAGGGGCGGATAAGCTCATCCCGTATCAAGTCAATTCACCCTTGCAGCAAAAGACATTGGAGCGGGTATTTGTCAATCGCACCGCCGAAGTAGAAAAACTGGTTAATGATGCTGCAGCTAAAGATGTCGATCACCGCGAAGCAGTCCACATTGGTGTGCACGAAACGGATCATGACTGGGCCCAGCTCCTGCTCTGGCTGAACAATACGTATGGAAAGGACGGTAAAGACATTTTGTGGTTTCCTTCGCAAGAAGAGTATTATGAATACAATTATAATAGGCAAAACAGTATAATTAGCAGCCGTATCGAAGGGAATAAATTAATCGTGAAAGTCAAATTTCCCAATCAATCGGACTTCTACTATCCGGCGCTAACGCTTAATATCAATGGATTGAATATGAACAGCATAAAGTCAATCTCCTCGAATGAAGCTGTAACAGGTTTGACATACGGCAGTTTTGACAAGGGGATTAGCGTAAATATAGATTGCCGTAGATTTTTACTACAGCATGCAACTAATTACGTAAATAGGTATCTATCACAAAAAAACGCCGCAAATTTGCTAGACGCAAAGTATCATGTCAACGCACTAAAGGATTCGCAAGAGAAGAAAAAGCTACTTAACACGCTTGGTATAGATTAAAGAGATATTAATAATGTCACACTTAAAATTTATTATGTAAACCTCTATTATAATAAAAACATTTCATTTATTAAGGTCGAGCTTGATAACTCGGCCTTTTTTAATTTTATAAAAACCAAACATTGTTCTACATTGTATTATATGTACTTTTCAAAAATAGGTAGTAATTAGGAAGCCTTGAGATCCTCCCAAACTCAAGGTTTTTTTATTTTGGTATATTAGAAAAAAATAACTAACTTACTTTAAATTTAGGTTTATAACTGATTTGTTAGGAAAGGCTGGAATTCCATACCCAGGCCTTTCTTATTTTATAGGCAACTTCCCTGATTCAATCAATTCAATCATTATATCAGCTTCATCCTTGCTCAGCCAGGAGTTATTGTTGAAATGGACACGCCAGCCTTCAGTAGTGTAAGATATGCTCGTTACAAATCGGCGATTTATGTACACGTGGAAATATCCGCCCATCAATGAAGTGATTTTCAAAACCTGCGGCTCACCATCGACCTCAAAATTATCGAATATCATCCTTTATCCACTTTAATTCACCCCGTTGAATCATACCAATGTATTTTTGGACATTATCATCAGTCAATAAGCTGTCATCTTCAATATGATAATCGAAAGCCTTTGAATACTTATCATAATCGATGCTACCTACATAAGCATTATTCAGGTAGATATGCCAAAGGCTATATTTCTTTGCGCGTACTTCGACTACCTGGCGTTTACCTTGGTGATAAAACAGCTCCGGCACATCGTTATCGAACCTAATGATCAGAGCATCAATGCAAGCTTCTTTTATATCTTCAGCAAGTTCGCCATAGGCCAATTCCCATATACCCTGAGATTTCCGAAATACATAAAAAGCAAGGCCATTTTTGTTGTAAAGATAATAGTCTTTCATCCCCATACTCTTATCATGCACGCTAATTTGAACGTACATAACGCGATTTCGGCAAAAGACTTCAAGAGGTTTCATAAATCAAAATTACTAACATTATTAGCAAAATGTCAAGATAAATTTTAAATTTGATTTATGAAACTAAGCAAACAACCTCCCGAAGGATATGTAAATCATGTCAGAGAATCGGCCTTACTTGCCGCTCAAAATGTTGGAATTGAGACTGGTGCAAAGATATTGGAGGAAGGATTAAAAGCGTGGCCCGACGAACTGGAAGCCGCTATAAAATGGGTTGTAAAAGAAAGAAGGAAAACTAAATCGCGTCCTGAATGTCCGGGCGATTAGTGTCTCCTTTGGCACTTGTTACGCGAAACACTTTGTGTGCTCCAAGTTCGCCTTCATAGGGGATCATTAGCTGTTGAATATCTTCTTTTTTGGAAGCGGAAAGCCAAGCATCGCGACTATCGGGAGGAATGATCAAGGGCATGCGCTTTTTCTCATTGTGGATTTCTTCCAATAGGGGATTTGCTGCTGTCGTGATAACTGAGAAAGTCGGGTATACGTTATTCGTTTCGTAATCTTTGAAATTAGCATAGACAACACCTATAGTGAAAATTTCTTTAGTTGGCGTGTAGATATAGTAGTTCTCAGTGTCTTTTTGCCCAGCGACTTTGTGAGGTTCGTAAAAACCATTAACGTAGAGTAGGCCCCGGGTTTTAAGGATGGAGTGTTTATAGGATGCCTTTTCAAAAATAGATTCCGATTCAGCGTTCAATGTGTTTGCATATTTAGCTGCATCATCTTCGGTTTTTACCCAAAATGGTATAAGCTTCCACCGAGCAGGCACAACGCTATCCTGGTCCTCATTCAGAGTAACAGGAAGGTACGGACGGGTGAAGCCGCTAACATGATATATTTGGTTGCCTTCATAGGTAACTTTCTTTTCTGTTTTTACTCTGAGATCCGTAGAACCTGGAGTTGACACATGATAACACATATTTGATTATATTTACTTAAAAGTACAAATAAAATGCGATTTGCAAAGCTAAATGATTCAGTGCTGAAAGAGCTTCAGAGCATGGGATATAATGTTCTTATAGCTCCATTCAATTGTGAGGATAGCGAAAATATAACATGGAAGGCTATAACGGTCCCGAATGTTTTTGAATGGCTGGTAGCGTTAGATTGTGAAGGCATTACAGCTGTTCCGTTTGAAGAACCAAATATCCTGGTCATTCAGGATGCTTTGAATAATATTAAAGAAGAAGACCTAAAAGGAAATGTATTTATAGAACGATAGATTATGAAAACATTGCAACAATATTATAACGAAGTAGGAGAGTATGGGCGAAAGCTATTTTTAAGAAATCAAGCTATCCGCACTGGCGATTGGGATATGTACGAAGCATTTCTAAATGTAGAGTTTCCAGATGTCGCCATTGACGAGCTGCAGGGTGCGCGTGACTTGGCTGGCCGAGTAAAGCAAATGTCTAAGCAGGAGTTTAGGGAATGGATAGCCAAAAATCGGGTCAATGTGATTACTTCAGATCTATACGTATTGGACGAGGGGTCAATATTGAGGGGATCGGTTGTTCCTGTGGGAGACTTGTCGGTAATACTTGGCGATGGACTGGAAGATATTATCGAATGTAACGTTTCGCCCATGGAGGTGCTTAATTTGACAGATAACGAAGTTTATTGGGTTGATCCGGTAGTGAAAAGTTAGTGGCTCAAGTTAGCTTATCAAAAAACACATTGAATATATACCTAAATTTGTGAAATAAATAAAAACATATGACACATACACTTAAAAAAGGTAATAGTATATCTATTACATCCACAAATGTTGGTACGCCAACAGTAAATTTCAACTACGTTTTATTGGAAAACGAAGTAGTGGGAATCGGCATTTTTCTGGATCAAAACGAAGAATGCCTAAGTGCTATTATCAGAAATTCAAAAGGGGAGAAGGAAGTTATATCAGAATTAACATCCAAACATCCTTCTGATAGAATCGCAAGAGAGGAATTAGAAAGGCTTTTTGACTTGAATTTCCAATAGACTTCTAAACTACCTCCTCAAAGTAAAACCTAACTTCAACCTGTTTTTCCTCTAAAAGCCCATACTTTTTGGCAAACTTGTATTGAGTGCTATCTCTATTTAATGAGCGGATAAAGCCTGCTATTGTCTTTCGGAAGCTTTCGAGTGATAGGCTGCCTTTTATGGTATTGCAGGACGGACAGGCTGGAGCTAGGTTTTCAAATGTATCGCGTTCGGGGTATTGGCATCCGCCGTTTACCCAGTCGCGAACTATCGGTTGAATGTGGTCCGCACACCATCGTTCGCCAAGTTCACATCCGCAATAAGCGCAGCGCCCCGAATACTTTAGTCGGAGCGCTTCTCTTTGGGGTTTGGAGATTTTCATTTTTGTATATTTGGTTATGAAGATTTTTCTAATTGTTTCTCTTGTAATAATTACCCTTGTACTGATTGAATATCTTATCAAACGAAGGATGAAGCGGAAAGGAAGGGGATCGGAACATGACTATTTATTTTTACAGATCTTAGAATCGCTATTTGATATATTTAAATAGTGAGAATATTTCTATGTAATCGCAATTCTTAGTTCGTTTACTGAAATCATATCGATAACTCCTTTCTAACCACATCAATCATTTCAGTGAGGGATTCTCCAGAATGTGCAAGACCCGTAAGTTCCTCATACTTGTAAACCACCGACCAATAAAAATCATCGCTGGACGCACCACCATCGTCACACTCTTTGAAGTTTATCAACTTTTGCGCTATCTGATCGCAATGTGTGTGCATTTTCCAAGTGTAGGTATCACCATCAAACTCATTATACTGACGAATGTATTCTTGACCTATTTCGATAGGCATACGGCAATAATTGCATCTATGTGCTTTGCGAGCCTTTTGTGTTGTTTGGCTTATTACGTTTGTCATAGCTTTGGTATGTTTTTTTTGTTTTTTTTTTCAATTATTTTGTCACTTTACTTTTTATCAGACTATTTATATGTAGAGAGCTTTAAAATACTCTCTTATAAAAATATGGGAAACTATAAATTCAAAAAGGTGAGACTTTTGGTAAAGTCTTTCCAGCTCCCTCTTTCAGAGGTTGAGCAAAAAGAGAATGACGCGTATATCGCGAGAATGAAAGAGTTGATTCATTACAAGCCTAAACGATGAATCAGCAATAAGAGCCTGCCCGGTTAAATGGGCAGGTTCTTTTAATATAAATACTCGTAAACTATGCAATTTGAGTTTTTAAGCCGCTAACTTTAAAAGTTCTTTACCTTGAGCTTGTGCCCATGCGCAAACTACATGTGGAACAACACTGTTGCCAATGAATTTCTTTTGATCGGATTGGTTGCCATATAAGCGGTAGTCTATTGGAAAACCTTGTATTAATTTTAGCTCCTGGACTTTTAACATTCGCATTTTAATATCGGATATTCCGTATAGAGCCATAAACTCTTTGATCTTGACCATGGTTTCCGAATCGCCGTCGTAAATCTCAATCCTTACGTTGTTATGTATTGAGTACTGGATGAAGCATAATGGTGCTTTGTCTTGACGGGCAATTATAGTCGGGCAAGGCTGTTCGATGTGCATTGTATGCCCACCATGCGAAGGATTATAGATAAATCCTTTGGCAGTCATTAAAGCATGTTTATCTGACGTTAAAATCGTTCCTGCAGGTTGATTTATCGATTGATGATTATGCTCTCCTGAATATTGTTTATCCAGCCAATTGGCATATACTAAAGAAAAACGATCATTAGTTGTAATTGTTCCAAGGGGATTGTCAACGGATTCACTTCCTTTATCATTTCCATAATACTTTGTAAGGAATACAGGGTTAACTACATAGTGGTGTTTTCGGCTTGCCAAGACCGTTGGGCATGGTTCCTCGATAGATTTTGAAACACCGCTATAGGAAGATGTTAAAACGAATGGTTCCACATTTACCAATGCTTGGTTGGCCGCTGTTGTGATCGTTGCTAAAGGGCTATCCACTGACGCAATTTTATTCATAGGCCTGCCTGAAAAGTATTTGGCGATGAATGATGTTTGCGCAAGAGCTAGTCGGCCTTGACATGATATTACGGGCGAAGGATCATCTATTGACTGTGCTGCTACTTTTCCTTGCTTATTCATTGAATTGTACTTTACAAGAAACGATTCTTTACCACCTGCTACCTCTTTGATCAAACCTGCATAAATGCGTTTTAACGAATTTTCAACCAATGGCTTTTTACGTCCAAAAATACTTTCTCCTTCATCGTTAAAATCCAAAAGGTCTTTTACTGGTTTCCATTTTAAAAGACCATTACCGAAAAGATCTTGCTTTCCTGTTCCTGTTTTTGAATGTGTAGGTTCGGGCCATACGATTGGCAAGTCATCTTTAGCAAAGCAACCAAATAGTCTATTCCTAGATGTGTATGCGCCAAAGTCAGCGGAATTAAGTTCGCGCCATTCGTCACGGTACCCAAATGAATTGATGTGATCTCTCCATCTTAACCAGTCTTGGCCTGATTTCATACTTACTGGTTTCCCAAATTCATTTAGTGGCCCCCAGGACATGAACTCCACTACGTTTTCAATTTGAACATAATCCGGATTAAGTGCGGTGATGTATCTGTCTAAGTGATCCGCTAATGTCCGGCTGTCGGCATCACGGGATTGCCCACCTTTTGCTTTACTGAAATTAGTACATTCTAAGGATGCCCAAAGAATCACTTTTGCTAAGGGATAAAGTTGTCGGTATTGGTTTGCAATGTCGGCCAACGGGGAAAGCTCCAAAGTACGGATGTCTTCCTCGAAGTGGTAAACCTCTGGGTGGTTTTCCCAATGGCTACGAATAGCCTTATGATCATGGTTCACACATGCAGCAATGATGGCTATCGGATTTCCATTTTCGTCTTTTGCTTTTGCAAAGCCAGTGGTAGTTCCGCCAGCGCCACAGAATAGATCAATGACAATATATCTGATCGCTTCGGGGTTCTTTAATATTTGCGGAATGAATGGTTTATGTTGTAGTATAAATGCGTTTATCATGGTTAGTTTAAATTTTGGAGGCCTGAATAACAACCGAATTATTACGTGAGTACATAGATCGAAAGGTCATCACCTCATCTATTACTTTGGAAAGATCTTCTACGCTCACACATTCAATCGCACATATTTCTTCGATGCTGATCTCTTTACCTATAACTAATTCGATTAGTTGTCCTATTTCCTCGGGTGTCAT